ATATTTACTCTTATAAAAACCTTTTAAAATGAAAAATCTTACAGCAATATTACTAGGAGCTTTAGCTGTATTCTCACCAATAGAGATGTCTATATTAATTCTTATGATGATGATTCTTGTAGATACATCTGTTAAGTTAGTATCACTCAAGAAATTATCAATTCGTGAAGAGAGAAAGTTCTTCGATGTGTTTAGCTCTAAGATGCTTCGTCAGGGATACATATATAAATCAGCAGGTTACTTTATCTTAGCACTTGCATTGTTTCCTTTGGATTACTTTTTCCTTACTCCGTTTGTTTGTAAGATTTTACATTTTACAGGTATAGACTTAATGTTCATGAGTAAAGCTCTTTTAACAAATGGACTTTTAATAATATTTTCTCTAATTGAACTTGGATCTATTAACGAGAATTGGATTGATATATCAGGTAATAATATACTAAAAAGTGTATACGTTACTGTTGCAAAAATTAAGAATATTATTGCAGAAAATGTAAATTTTTTTAAAGGAATTAAAAAGTGAAAGATTTTTTTAAGCTTCTAGCTGTAGGGATATCACTGCTATTATTAGTGGCAACAACTAGCTGTTCACCACAGAGAAGATTCACAAAGCTTATAACCAAGTATCCAGAGCTGATAGAAACAAGGTACAAAACATACTATGATACCGTGCACGTTATAGTTAATGGTGCTAGAGTAGATACTATTGTATCTAGAGAGGTTCTTAAAGATACTATAGTTTTAGTAAAAGATCATCTCACTGTAAGAGTTTATGAAAAAGCAGACAGTGTTTACATAGAAGGAAAATGTGATACTGTATATGTAGATAAAGAAATTGAGGTAGAAGTTCCTGTATATTACTACGAAAAAGAAAAAAGCTTTTGGAATAAATTATTTACCTCAATAAAATATATTATGTGGATACTTGTCATCGCAGTAGCTGTTGCTACAGTCTATAAGTTTATCAAGTCAAGAAAATGAAAGAGTTAGATTTAAAATCTATTGTACAACATAACTTCTCTGCAAGAGAGTTTGTTAAAGAAGTGCATGAGAAAAAGCAAATTGTTCTTCATCATACAGTTTCAGGAGACAGCATTAATGGTGACATTAATTGGTGGTTGAAAGATGGTAAAAGAATTGGCACTTGTATTCTTATTGCAAGAGATGGTACAATTCACCAAGTATTTTCATCTAAGTATTGGGCGTATCACTTAGGAGAGAATGGTAAAGACCATATTAAAATGGGATTACCTTATAGAAGGAATGATATGAACTCAATCGGTATAGAGATCGATTCTTGGGGAGGACTTAAAAAGAAAGATGGTAAATGGTATTCTTCTGCTAATACTGTTATTCCTAGTGAAAAGATTCAAGAATATCCTGAAGGATTTAGAGGATATTATGGTTTTGAAAAATATACAGACGAGCAAATAGAATCTGTTAGACAATTGCTTGTATTTTGGAATAAGACTTATGGAATTCCTTTAGATTATAATGCGGATATGTGGGATCTATCATATGACGCACTTGCAGGTAAATCAGGAGTGTTTACACATACAAGTTATAGATCAGACAAATCAGATTGTCATCCTCAACCAGAACTAATAAATATGTTAAAATCTTTAATATGAGTAAAGGAACCTCTCAATGGAATAAATTCCTGAACATTCTAATTCAACGTTTTGAAGACACAGGAGGAAATTGTTCTTATACAGCAGAAGCCAGACGAATTAATGAACAAGAGAATCTTAACCTGTCTGGAGAAGAGATAGATTTATTTAGAACTTATATCAGAAGGACTTTTCAAAAGTTAAGAAAAAAGAAATTAGGATCTACTTCCAAACTCCATAATAAGACTACTAAAAAGATAGAAACAAGGTGGGAAGAAGAAAAAGATGGTTCTGCTATTTTTGAATATAAAGGTGAGAAGCCTATAAAAACTTTAGGAGAAGCTATTAATTTTTCAGAGGTAGATTTAAATGTATGGGAAGTAGATCGACATGTTTTTAATGCATGGGACGTTTCTATGAAACATGCAGATGGTAAAAGCTCTTTTAAAAGGACTAATTACCAAGTGAAAGTTTGGTTTAAAAGAAAAGCTCAAATCAAAACTAAAAAACCTGTTTTTAGACACATTGTAAAAACTTCTAAAAGAGTTATGGAAATGTGGGTATCAATAGGATGCATACATAGACCTTTCCACGATAAAATTCTTTGGGATAAGTTTTTACATTTTCTAGAAGAAAACCACAAAGACATTACAGGAATAATCATCAACGGAGATTATCTAGATTTAAGATCTCTTTCTTCACACGAAGACTGGATTCCTGATGGAATAGATTTAGAATATGAATATTCAGACGGCCTTCAGGGAATCTACGATATAGAAACTAGATTAAAGAAAGATATTGATAAAATCTTCCACTACGGAAATCACGAAGATAGATTTTTTAGAGACAAACAATCTATTAGAAAATATGGTAAAAGTCTTCCGTCACCTCACGAAGCTTTAGAGTTAGAAGAAAGAGGTTGGGACATTATTACTGACTGGAAGAATGGGTATACAACTTTAGGAAACGATTTAGATATTTTCCACGGAACAAAAATAGGAATGAACGCTGCTAAAGACCAACTCCAAGCTATACCAAACAGAGATCATATCTTTAATCATACTCATAGATTCGGTTCTTATTCTAATCAAACTAATACTTCTTACAATTTAGGATGTATGATAGATTTTGAAAGTGATACTTTTAAATATGTAGATAGAGGAATAAGAGCTTCTTGGGCTCATGGTTTCGGAATTATTTATGTTGATGAAAAGAATAATACACATGTTTATCCTATCAAAGTAGATAATGATAGAAGTTTCTTTTTTAAAGGAAAAGTCTATTAATTAATTTCATATATTTGTATTTATGTTAACACTGAGAGATTTACATAGCCAGTTAGACGAAATGCTGAACGTAAACAATTCTGATTCAGTGTTTGATCCTTTATATTATACTGATCTGATAAATGAACAACGTTCTTTATTCATTAGAAATGAGTATAATAAAAAGAGAGCTATAGATCCTAATGTACAACAAGAAATTCCTTGTTTAGATTTAGAACTTGTGGATCCACATAATTGCTGTGTAGAAGTTCCTGCAGGTTGTAAGATTTTAAGAACAGTATCTAAGATTCCTAATACAATAGAATTTCATCAAAGTAAAGGTATTACTTCTGTAGGACCTGTAATAATTACGGCAAAACGATTTTCATTAATAGATTTTTCCAGAGTGCCTTATATAGGAAATGGAAGAACTACACAAAAAACAATTTACGCTTTCTTATATGATAATTACATCTATATTGTTAGTAAAGATCCTGCAGTCAATCTTTTAGAAAAAATAAGTATTAGAGGAATTTTTGAAGACCCTACTGCACTAGAAGCTTTTGTGAATTGTTCTACAGGAAATTCTTGTTGGTCTAATGATTCTCCTTACCCATTAAACCAATGGATGTGGGCTTACATGAAACCTCAAATAATACAAACACTATTACAAAAACGTCAGATTCCTGTAGATGATAATGGAAATAATGATGACGATTTAGGTAATGGACAAACAGCTAGTAAATGAACTATTTAAAAAGAGGAGAGGGAAAGAAAAGTGATATTACTAAATACGATTTCTTCAGTTTTTACAGAAAACATAGTCAGTTTAGTAAGTTAGAAAGAACTCAATATAGTAGATTTATAAAGGAACTTTTGATTGCTTATAGTGAGGCAATCGTTAAAGAAGCCTTAGAATTGAAGTTAGGTAAATTAGGATATATAAGAGTTCAATCAAAAAAATTGAACTTTTTTAATAAAGAAGGTAAACTACAAAAAAGTCTTAAACCAGATTGGCAAGCTACTTGGAAATATTGGGAAAGACTTTATGAAGGTAAAACAAGAGATGAGATAACTGAGATTAAAAATAAAAAAGTAATTTATCATCAGAATACTCATACACAACAAGAGTTTTACAGGCATTTGTGGGACAAAGCTACAGCTATTGTAAAGTACAAAAGATTTTATACTTTTAAACCTTCAAGACAATATTCGAGATTAATAGCACAAGTTGTTAAAGATCCGAATAGAAATGTATTTTATTATGGATAAATTAAGTAAACCAATATCTATGTACGGAGAAGGACAAGAAAAAACTACTTGGGAAAAGCGTGAGGAACATGCTGATGGTAGTTACACAGAAACCTGTGTAGAAAAAGTTTCTAATGGTTATATAAAAACAGTTAGAAAATGCACTAAGGAAGGAGATGATTATAAACATATAACTGTTAAATCTATCCATCAAGAAAATCCTATGGAAGAACCTAATCTAATTGAAAAATTAGAAGCATTTTTAAAAGGTAAAGCTTAAGATATGTACGCAGGAAAAATGGTGTCATACAAAACCATCATGGATAAACAGTTACGTGATTGGGGGTTTGAAATAGATGACGAACAAGGTTTAGAATGGTTGGCTGAATTTATGGCTCATACTAATGTAGGAGTCGTAATGAGCCAACAAATTGCTTATATTCCTATTTGTGATGGTAGAGGAGAACTTCCTTACGACTTACACAAAATTGTTCAAGTAGCCTATTTAGATGATGTGATATCATTAGAAGAAGCTGAATGTGGTAAAGGGCATTTATGTCCTATGCGTTGGAGTTCGGATCATTTCCATACAAGATATCATAAAGATGAAAGAGACTACACAACAGAGTCTATTCACACTTATACTGTAAGTAATAATTCTATTTTTACTTCTTTTTCTGAAGGATATGTGGCTATGGCTTATGAAGCTATTCCTACTGACGAACACGGAGACATAGTTATTCCAGCAGAACAGCAATGGTTAGAAGCTGCAAGTCATGAACTCGCGTGGAAAGCAGCTCGTAAAAGATGGATACAAGATGCACTTGCTCCACAAAAATATGCAGAAATTCAAAAAGAAAGAGATTGGTATTTTGCTCAAGCAGTAAATCATGCTAAACAATGGCATAATGTTGATCATGCAGAATCTGTTAAGAATTCCCATGTTCGTACAATTCCTGATTTACAAGCCCACGCTTCTTTCTTTGCTAATTTTCAATTACCTGAACAACGTAAATTTAGAGAAAAAACTTCTGGAGGTTCAATTTATCCAGGACGTATTGTACAAAGCCCTAGTAATATAGCATGAAGCAAGGAGTAAATCAATATAAAGGATTGAATTTAGATACATCATATGATAGTATCAATGGTGGATTTTATATAGACGCTTTAGATATTAGAGTATCTACAACTAAAGGAGAGTCTCAAGGATCTATCACAAACAGAAAAGGAAATACTTTATTTTTTGATTTAGGGAACTACAGTACAGGTTTAACTATATCAGGAGTAAGAGAAGTCGTAGGAGTCGCATCTATAAGAAACACTATTATTCTTTTTGTGACAGACGATAGTTATCTTACAGGAGGCGGAAATGGTTGGATATTCACATTAGAATATAATGAATCTAATAACAGCTTTACATCATTAACTAATATATACGAAAACACTAATCTTTATTTTAGTAAAGAGTGGCCTATAGAGGCTATAGGAAGATTTGAATCTGGTACTATTCAAAGAGTATATTGGACAGACTATAATAACTACTTAAGAAGTATTAATATTAAAGACGCTAATCTAAGTATTACTCCTCCCGAATTGTTGGATATATTTCCAAATATAATATACACACAGCCGATTTTATCTGCTGTTCAAAATTCAGGAAACTTATTTGCAGGAATTTATCAATATGCTTACAGATTAAAGACTACAGACGGAAAACAAACTTTAATATCTCCTCCAGGAAATATGATCCACACAAGTAATAGTTCTGAAAATGTTGTGGATGTAAGACAATATTCTGGAAATGCTATAAATGTTCCTGTAGGAAAAGCACATCAAATTACAATTGATACTTCTAATTATGGAGATTTCGACTCAATCGAATTAATCTCTGTTTTTTACGATAGTATTACAGCAAGTCCTTTAGTACAATCAATAGAAACTAAAGGTATAAATAATGCTACATCTGTATCTTTTTTACACACAGGTAACGAAGGTTCTATAATAGATTTGGAAACATATTCCTATACTACTAAACAGTATGCTTTTAAAACTTGTAAAACATTAGTTCCTAAAGATAATTCATTGATAGTAGCTAATATTAAAGGAAGCTACTTTGATATAGATGAGTTATTAGGAAATGGAGAGACTTTTGATGCTAGGACAGCTCGTTATAATTCTGGACTAGCACTACCATTTCCTTTAACAGGGACTCCAGCACAGATAGAAGAAAAAAAACTAAAAAATGCTTTTAACGCAGAATTAGATTCTTCCTATGGGTTAGCTAATAATTTAGGATATAATTCAGATGCTCACTGGGATACAGAGTGGCACACAGATAAACAATTTAAATATAAAGCAGACGGAACTACTATTGGTGGAGAAGGTCCTAATATCTCTTATGAATTTCATTTAGAACAGTATAAAATAGATGGAGCAAGTACTCCTGAGTATCACAGTCTTCCTCCTGGATCCGTTACTACCCATAACCTTAATGATGGGTATACTTATATAAATAATTCTTTTGATAATAATGGGTCTCCTTTTGTATCAGGGCTTCTTAAAGGATACAAAAGAGGAGAGACTTATAGATTTGGAATTGTTTTTTATAATAAAAAAGGAGAAGCTTCTTTCGTCCAATATATAGGCGATATCAAGTTCCCTGATATTTCTGATGTTAATGGTGCTGATACTATTCCAGGAGTATTAAACTATTATCCTGTAGCATATGAACTAAGTGCAGGTAATACTTTTGGATTGTCCTTGGGAGTAAAATTCACCATAGATTTTTCTACATGTCCTACTCTATTTTCTGAACTAACGGGTTATCAAATCGTCAGACTAGAAAGAACGATTGATGATACTCATAGATTATGCTCAGGTATTATGAGAGCAGCTGCTAAAATTCCAGTAGGCTCCCCTCCAGGAATATCTGGAGTATATGATTTAAGACCTGATGGTACAGATGATATAGTTCATCTATTCTCTGCAATTACAGATAATAGACCTGCGGCCACAAAATATGATTTTGGTGTAAATGGTAATTTTGCCACAATTCAAAATAACGGACCAGGAGTAGGAACCTCTGTTTATCCTATATACGGATCATTCCTTACTTTTTATTCTCCTGAAATATCTTATCAATTTGAAGATACTATTAATAATATCAATAGTAGTTCTTGCCTGTTAATCACAGGAAGGTACTCAGAATATTATTCATCTAATAATAAAGATACTTATACTAGAAATCTTTTAAGTAATACTAACTATTTTCAAGAGCTTGGAGCAACAGCTGCTGTTACTGAAAATCTTGGAGGTAATTTTGGAGATTATCGAAGAAAACTAAGATCCACAAAAACTGTTAATAAAACTACTGCTATTGGTGGATATGCTACTAATGAAAGAGGTATTGAATATATTAAAAAATGGAGAGAAAATAGTCACATACTTTTTGATAAAAATGCTCAAGATGACACAATAATGTCCGAAGAGTTAGAATTAGAAATTGGAAAATATAACGGATACGATAATGCTAATGTAGATCAAAGTTATTATTTCAGAAATTTCTATACTACAATGGATGAATCCACATTCCTTAATGATCACAGTACAGGTCCTAGTAGTTATGCGGCAACTGAGTTCTATAAAGGAAACTCAGGGATCACTGGGACTATGGAATTTATAGCAACTGATTTTTTAACAGGAGCTCCAATAGTAACTACTCCTAGCTACCATTATTTTGAAACTGGTAATTTTGATGCAGGAACTGGAGGACCTGTGGCTTGTCCTACTTTTGCAGATGGATTAATAAGCACTCCAATTATAGATATTTTAATACCAAGATTAGAAGTTTATGGAGGATATACTCAAGATGCTTTAGAATCTAACACTTTTATCCCTGCAAGTCCTTTTATAGAAAAACCTTCAGTAGGTACTTCGGATACTATTATTGTATTTGGAGGAGATATTTTTATAGACATGTGGACATTCCAAGATGGGTCTGCTTGGCTTTGGGATAAATATTATCAAAATGCTGTTGCAACAGCTCAGGTGTTTAATTCTAATAGAACATCTACAATTACCTTACCTATTGAAAGTAAGGTTAATTTGAGTTTGCCTTGGGGGGCTACAGTGCAAAGAGGAGTTAAGAAATCTGTAAGTGGAGGTTCTTCAGGAGTCTTAGATGAGAAATGGAGACAGGAGACAAATAACTCAGAGACTACTTATGCTAAATCTTTGAATATGTATCTAAATACATACAACTCTGTCTATTCCAGAGATAGTAAAGATGTAGTATTTTTTGTAAAACCTAGTGCTTTTGATAGTAATTCTAATGTAAATGATATTAGAGCATACATATCAAATGTTAAAATAAACCAAGAAGAAACAGATTCTTGGACACAGTTTGGAATTAATAATTATTACGATGTAGACGATCACGGACCAATTAATAAAATCGTAGACTCTAACAACTTTGTACACTTCTTCCAAGATACTGCTGTAGGAAGATACTCTATAAACCCAAGAGCTATTATTGCAGCAGCTGATGGAATTCCTACAGAATTAGGTTCAGGAGAAGGTATTGAAGATCATATCTATATATCAACAGAACATGGCTCTATTCATCAATGGGGTGTAAAAGCTACTGATTCTGGTATTTATTACTTTGATGGAATACACAAAAAGCAATTCTTAATTGGACAAGGTAATAATCCTCTTTCAGAAATAAAAGGTATTCATAGTTTTTTAAATGCTTTTGACTCAGGAGTACTTCTCAGAAAAGAAAATGGTGGGGATAATCCTGTATTAGGGAAAGGAGTGCATATTGCCAAAGATAAAATTAACAATGAAGTGATTTTCACTTTCTTAGATACATCTAGTACTGAAGAAAATAAAACAGTGACTTTAGTATATGATGAGTTAATGCAACAGTTTACAAGTTTCTACTCTAATAATACTACGAGATTTATAGAAAATAATAATATCCTACTATCAGTAAATCCCTCTGATAAAGAACAAGTATATTTAGAAAATTCTGGAAACTGGGGAAGCTTTTATGGAACTACTAAAGGATGTTATATTAAACTAGTTCTTAATGAAGCAGCTGATATAAATAAAATTCTAAGATGGGTCGAGTTTAATTCTATTGTAAGAAATGATTCTAAAGTAATAGATAGGACACAAACAATAACAGGTTTTAGAGTCCAGACTGAGTATCAGGACACTGGAAAAATAACAGATTTAGAACGTATAAAAAGAAGATTCGACAAATGGAGATTGAAAATTCCTAGAAATTCTTTATCTTCAAAGAAAGATCGTTTGAGAAGTACACATTTTGTACTAACTTTATATTTTGATAATACTTATAATAAAGAATTAATTCTTAATAGAATTATACATTTCTTTGATATACAAATATATTAAAATGGATTTTAAAAGTAATAAGGCCTATAAAGCTTGGTTAGCTTACGGACATGCTTCAGGAGAATTTGCTAAGACTCCTGGACACCAGTCTGTTAGTATTGGAGGTAAACCTAAAGCTGTTAAACATGCTAATGGAGGCGTACCTAATATTCCTACTTGGAACTATCCATCTTCGGGTACACCTATTTTTAGAAACACCTCAGAGATTCCTGCTAATACTTTTGGTAACGGTGGTCCTAAAGATGGTCTGTATACTTATAATGGAGTTAAGTATAAACTACAAGATGGAGTTTGGTATAAGAATATTAATAACACGTATCATAAACTATCTCAAGGAGATGTAGAAAAGCGTACTGCTGTATTGAATAAAAATGCTACCCCAGTACATACTGTAAAAAAGAGTTATGGTTCACAAGCAGAAGTAGAAGATTTGATTATTCAAGAATTAAATTCTGCAGGAATCACCAATCCTTATATGCAACAAGCAATGATGGCCATCATTATGTCTGAAGGAGGATTAAGAGGAACTCCAGAGAATATGAATTATTCTAAAGAGAGATTACCTGAAATTTGGGATGCATTTTCCACTACAGGGAAAGCTGTTCCTAAAGGTGAGGGGAAAAATTATTATAATAAACTTGCAGAAGAGTATGCTAAAAATCCAAAAAAGTTAGCAGGATTTGTATATGGGAAAAAATTAGGAAATGAGAGTCCAGAAGAAGGTTGGATTTATAGGGGAAGAGGATTTAATCAACTCACAGGAAAAGGAAGCTATAAAGAAATAGGCGATGAAATAGGAGTAGATTTGGTAAATAATCCTGAACTATTAGATATAGATCCTCAAATACAAGCAAAGGTGGCTGCAGTTTTTATGAAAAGAAGGATGCAGACATTGTCTAGACTAGATCTTAATAAACCTCAATATCAGGATTTAACTCCTTATGTAGATTATAATAATATAAATAATATAGAAGATGCTGCTTATCTTCTTACAAGGGCTAATGCAGGTTTTGGTAAAATGCCTTCTGAAGAAGTAATTAATAAAAGACTAAATACTGCTAAAGGATATCAGTTTGCTACTACTAATTTTAAACCAGCTAATACAACAGGTCAGCCTACTACTTCTATTCCTACAGTTCAAAATAAAAATACTCCTCAAACTACTAATCCTGAAAATAAAAATAAAGGAAACATCTCTTACCTGTCCCCTCAAATTACTCCTGTAGGAGTTTTTGAAGCTGATAATACTCAAGGTTTAATTTCTCAGTATTATCAACAAAATGCAAATCAACCTGATTATCTAAGTTCAAGAGATTTTAATCTTTCTGAAAATAAGATTGCAGGATTAGACCAACTCTTGCAAAGAGGAGCCCCACAGTTTAAATATGGAGGAATTATTTTTAATGATGGAGGCCAAATGAGTATGCCTATTACAGAGTTTGGAGAAGGCGGTACTCATGAAGAAAATCCATTAGGAGGAATTCCACAAGGAATTGGCAAAAATGGTCAACCTAATCTTGTAGAAGAGGGGGAATTAAAAGTTAAAGATCCTTCTACAGGAGAAGACTTTATCATTACTAATAATGATGATATGGTAATGACTAAAGAGATTGCTACTAAATATAATATTCCTAATAAGTACGTAGGAAAGAAATTAAATAAAATCGGTAGAGAAATCCTAAGACTTGATTCAAAAAGAGTTGGAGATCATATCGAAGAAAATTCTAAAAACAGAGAGCTTGCAGGATTTATCTCAGCTCATAAAGAACTTACTGAAATGCAAAATGCTAAAGACGCTCAAAAGAAAGAAGATAAATTCTTAAAAGAAATTACAAAACTTAATGAAGAATATCCTGAGTACATGCAAGCTTTAATGGCCTCAAATCAGCCTCAAGGCCCTTCTCCAGAAGAGCAGATGATGATGGAACAACAAATGATGGCTGAACAAGGAGGCATGGAAGGGCAACCAATGGCTCCTGAGATGGGTATGATGCCTATGACTTATGGGGGTACTATGTATGATTTTGGAGGAGTTATGAGAGGTATAGGTACAGGACTTAAAGCAGCCTCTGGTTTAGCTTCTATGATTCCTGGAGTAGGAACTCTTGTAGGAGCAGGTATGGGAGCTGTGGGAGCAGGTCTGCAAAATGTGGGTACAAACGCAAATATAGGAGACGTTTTAGGAGAAGTTGCTTTAGGAGGAGCGTCTGCTGCTGTTCCAGGAATAGGAGGTATGTTAGGAAATATTACTAACTCTCAACAATTTGGAAATGGTGGTCCAGGAGAACCTGTAACAGAACCTGAATACAGAACTAAAACTTATAAATTAGGAGATAAAGATGTAGGATTTTACGAGTTGCCAGAAGCAAGTCAAAGGTTACTTGATTATAAATATGGTTGGACAGGAACTCTCAATCCTGAAACAGGCGAAAGAACTTATCAAGGAGTAAATAATCCTGGGTGGAATTTTTATAAAGATTCTTATCTAGACGCTGTAAAAAAGAGACAAGAATTAGGCTTGCCTAAAAAAGTCAAAATGACTACATATAAAGATCCTGAAACAGGCCAACAGTGGTCATTACCAGCAGGATATTTGCAACCTTATACTCAGGGAGTTCCTGTATTCACAGAAGAAGAAGCAGGTATAAGTGCTCCTAATGTACAAAGAAATGGAGGAACTAGAGGAGAAGGAGGTCCATATCCGCCAGAATTAGAAAAACTACTTTCTAGAAGAAAAGATATATTATCTCAAAGTCCTTACGCTTCACAGAGAGGTAATAAAAAATCTTTTGATGTTTGGAAAAAAGACCTTAGTACTGTAGAAAATGCTTTGATTAAGAAGTCTCAAGAATTAGGAATTAAATTATCTACAGAAGATTTAGCCAATCCTCCAGGATACGTTGCTCCAGAATATAGAACTAATTACGGAGTTACTTCTACAGGAGAACCTATTTCTTTTAAATATGGAGGAAATATGTTTGATAATGGTAATCCATTTCAAACTGCTTTTTCGGGAGTAAACTCAATGTTAGGAGCTTCTAATGTCCCAGGCCAAATGGATTTTAATACTGCTTTGGGATATCTTAGTCAGGGAAATAACTCAAATAATAATGTAATTAAGCAAGGACCTCAAGAGGGTCAGCTTAAAGAACTTGATTATAATCAAGGAATAGGAAGTGTTTTATCTATGGCTCCTGCTGCTTATAATATATATCAAGGATTGCAAAATCCAGAACAAACTAGTGCTGATAGATACTATAATCCATTAGAAGCTCCTCAGTTCGATTACTCTGAGGCTAATAAAGAAGGACGTAGATTATACTCAGGACTCCAAAAAGGCTTAAGAGGTGCTGGAAATCCTGGAGCTTATGCTGCTAATTTAGCAAGTACTTACGGACGTATGCAAGAAGGATTTGCTAAAAATATCCAAGAGCAGGAAAACAGACAGGCTATGTTGGATTATCAGACTTCTGCACAAAATGCACAAATGAAAACCATGTCTACACAAGCCGCAGACCAACTTAATATGGCACAGAAATTTGCACAACAAGCAATGTTAGCACAAGGTATGTCAGACATAGGAGCTATAGGTCAACAGATGGAAGCTAACAAAATGGGACTAGCGTATACTAATATGATGGCTCCTGACTATCAGTTGAAATACAACTCTTTAGGAAAACAATTTGTAAATTTGCTTAATAAAAAAGATTAAGATGCCGAACGGAAGTCCAAAATTTCAAGGATATACTCCTGCTAAATATACACCAAGTTCTGTAGACTTTACAATGTTTGCAGCACCTTTATCTCAAATGCAACAAACTTATGACTTAACACAACAAGTCATAGATGAGGCTGCTTTTGATTTTTCTACATTGCCTGCAGATGCAGAAAGAGCTCAACAAATTAGTGCTGAATTTGATCAATTTAAAGAAGGACTTACAACTAATCTATTAAAGGATAAAGACTACAGAAATGCTGCTAAAGAATTAAGAAGGCTAAATAAGATCTACAACTCTGATCCTGAAATTGCTTTATATCGACAAAGAAAAGCACAATTTTCAGAAGATAGAGAGATTATGAGAAAGATGGTGGAAAAAGAGGATCTCGACGAAACTAGATTTAAAAATTGGGAACAAAGAGTTTTAGGAGAGTATGCTGAAAAGGGAGGAGCTGCTTATGATAGAAGTACTGGCTCTTATAATTCTTTTGACTCCTCTCCTAGAAATATAGATAGAGAAAAAGAATTAATGGAAAAGACAGAAGAACTTTCTAAGGCGGCTCCTTCATGGGAAATAGCTCAAGATACTATTTCTGGTTGGACATGGTTAGATGCTGATACACGAGAAAGACTTAAAACAACAGTTCAAGAAGAGTGGAAAAATAAAGATCAATTACATTCAGAATTATATAAACACTTAGCTCAGTCTGATTATTTTAAAAATTCTTTAAGAGATAATGCAAGAGATGAGTATTATGTAAACTCTCGAAGTATGGGAGGTCCTGACGGTAGAAGAAGATATGCAGAAGGCATTATAATAAATTATTTAAATTCTATAGATTCTGATTTAAATAATGCTAGAGCAGGATTAGAAAAAGCTAAAACAGACGAAGAGAAAAAATATTTCTCCGATTTAATTGGAAAACTAGAAGATAGTAAACAACAATATAATCAAGAATTTAATCAGATTACTGCTACTGGAGGAGATCCAGAAAAGTTAGAAAATCTTAGTAAAGCGATATTTGAGGCTGACTATATTACAGGAAAAATTTTAGGATACTCTGGTACAAGTGCTGATATTTTTGATTTTATGAAATCTAAAAAATCACTGACTCCTTATACAGATAATGTAGGAAATGGTTCTTCTGGTTCAAATAAAATCACTAATGATGATTTAGAAAACAGCACTGTTAATGTAGTAAGTCAAAGTGTTACTACTTCAGATGGAGACATAAATCAATCATATTCTCCTGGAGAAGTGAGCTCGGAATTTGCTAAAGAAAACTTTGGTAATAAAGATTTCTTCAGCTTTATTACTGACCCAGAAGTAGAAGAAGAGTGGTTATCTGAAATAGAGGATATTCCCATATTCTACGATGTAAATGTACAACCAGGAGAAAAACCTGTTAAATTTAGTGAGTGGGTTAACAATGATGAGATATCTGAAGCAGATAGAGAATTGGTGGATAATCAACTCAGTAATGCTAAGGTTTATCATAAAATAAATAAGTTTAATAATACTTATAATGATAAGATAGAAGACCTTCAAGCTAATAATAAAATACTAGAAGATCAAGTATCAAGTGCTACAGGTGCAGAACAGGAAAGAATTAAAGCTGAAATAATTAATAATAATCAAACTATCTATAAACTAAAAGAAGAGAAAGAAGCTATAATGAATCCTGTTAATATGTATCTACTTGAAACTATTAACGGATTATCTGAGAGTGATGTAGATTATGATCCTGAGTTAGTAAAAGAAGTTAAATCTGGAGATTTCGATAGAGCTTGGGAAAGAATAGGTTTAGAAAGTAAGAAACGATTGAGTTTATTACCTCAAGCAATAAGTAGAAGTACTGGAGATATAAATCAAGAATTTACAAATTTAGGGCAACTTGAAATGGACAGACAAGAGGTTCAACAATTGCAGAATCAAGCTATTACTCCAATGTTGAATAAACTTCAGAAAAGAATTCAAATGGTTTATAAAAACCAAGCTACTATGACTACTCCAGGAATCGCTATAGACGATAGTTTAAAGAATTGGACAGGGGGTAAGTTACATGAATTAGTAGATTATATAAAAGCTAATATTAATAATGCCCATCAGGGTATTTCTATTGTCACTAAATTTTCTGGAGACTCTGTAGAAACGGTGAGCCCAGGAGAAGAAGGTTATCCTAAAGATTTGGAACTTGCTAAGTATTATGGTCAACCTATATTATTAAAAACAATTAAAGACGGTGATACTGAAAAAGTTTTATTACAGTATACTAATACTAGTACTACCGATGCAGACGCAATTTCCGCTATTAAAAAGGCTAAAAATCTTAGTAATGAGGATTGGAATAAGTTAACTAAAAATGAAAAAGACAGTTACTTACAATCGTTTAGACAAAAGTATCCTACAAATTTAATTGTAGCTGTAGATAATACTACCCATTATGTAAATGGAAAAGGAATATCAGATTTAAAATATCATGAAAATGTAACTAAATCTGTCAATAATATCATTGAAGGAGAACGGTCAGGTTATCCTAATGCAAGAGCAGAAGAGCTTTTAGGAAATAGTATTCATACATACGCTAATTTGAACTTAGTAGATGGAGAAGTTCAGAAGGAATACTTTGAAGGTGCTACTACATTAACTAAAATGATGGAGTATGGTAATAAGAATGGCAAAACAAGTTTGACTTTAGAGCATCAACCTGCTACATTTAAGAGAAACGAAGATGGTTCTTATACAGGATTCAAGATAGTTTATGCTTATAACAATAGAAGTAAGAGTGTAGATGCTCAAATATATCAGGTTAACCTAGATGAATCAGGACAACTATTATCTGAAGGGGGAGAAGTTCCTTATACAATTGTAAACTTATCTTCTTCTAATGGAGGATATGCTCAAAATATGAGAGCTTTGGATTTGATGTGGGGAACTGGGCCAAGTAGATTTATTCCTTCTTTAGGCAAACAAGATGTTATTCCTGCATTTACAAGTATAGATTTAGCTAAAAGATTAAGTCAAAATCTTAAATAATCTTATCTTTACAATATGTCAAAGAAAAGAAATCCTATATCAGATATAATTGATTCTAAAGAAATCAAATTAAAAGGACCTTCTACTATACCAGATCCAGTAGATAATACTTTAGACTTCGATAATGTAAAATATAAAAAACCTGAATCTCTAGAAGAACAGGCAGTAAAAGCTGTAGGAAATGCTAGTACTGCTGGTATGGACATTCATTTGACAGGTTCTACTATATTTAATACTGAAAAACTTCGTAAAGTTATTCAGCCTGTGGATATAGCAAGAGCTATTCCAGATCCTTATGAAAGAGAGGCTTACATTAGAAAAAACGGACAAAAGTTAGTCAACTTAACAGACCTTAATACTTTTGGAATTCATTTTGAAAATGATTTCAAAGATCTTATTAAATATAAAGAAAAGAATTATCATAAATCAATAAAAAACTTTGTAGATGATTTAGATGAGAATGAGGGATGGATTACAGAATTAGGCAAGACTACAGGTAAATTAATAGGAAAAACCGCTTGGAATGTTTTAGGAATATTACCTGCAATTTATGGAGTAGGAAGTGCTATTATAAATTTAGACCCAGCTAAACTTTTTAACAACTCCGCATTTGATGCTTGGGAATATGTAGATAGAAGTATTGATAAATATACTTTTATTTATGGAGGAAGTAATATTTGGGAAATAGATCCTGTGACAGGAGGAATAAAGTATGATGAGTTTGGACAGCCAGTCAAAAAAGATTTCTTTACAAGAGTAGGATCTGATCCTGTTAAAATTTTTAATGATGAGATGGCTCCTGCAATATCATTTGTAGCAGGTGCTGTAGTAACTGAATTATTGGCTACAGCCGCTGCTCCATTTACAGGAGGAGCCAGTGTAGCAGCTAATACAGCTAAATTAGAAGCTCAAGCAGTAAGAGCGTTTGGAAAATCTTACAGAGTACTTAAAGGTCTAGATAAACTGGATGATGCAGCAAAAGCCACTCAAGCTAAAGCTTATTATGCAAAGTTTTTTCAAACTAATTCTACTATCATGTCTGCTTTAAGATCTAGTAGTTTAGAAAATAGTTTGATAGGACGTAGTACAAGCGATAGAGTTTATAACGAATTAATATCTCAGCATGAAGGACCTTTAACAGAGCAACAAGAAAAACTATATAGAGCAAAAGCCGATGAGGCTGGATTTATGGCTTATACTATAAATTTACCTTTAGTAGCAGGATCTAATTTTATACAATTTCCTAAATTATATTTAAAAAACTGGAATACCGCTATTAACGGAGCTAGAAAAAATTATAAATATTTAGATCCTAAATCTTTTTCAGGAACTAGATTTGTTAATGGTAAAAGAGTAGCTAATGTAGATGCTTCTGAATTTGGGATACAAAAATATTTTGGATATACTAAAGCAGCTACAAAAGGTTTTATATCAGAAGGATTTGAGGAATTTGCTCAAGGGGCTTTAGAAGAAGGGCTATTAGATTATTACGGACACATGTACGGAGCTCAGAATACTGAAGAACAAGTGTATTTTATAAATTCTTTAGTAGGTGCCGCTAGAAAATTTGCAAATTCTGATGAAGGAGTTTCTTCTATTTCTATTGGAGCTGCTATGGGATTATTAGGATTAAAGCTTCCTGTAATAAAACAAAATGCAAAAGGTAAATACAGACTTAAACTGCAAAGTTTTGGTGGGGCAGGATCGGAAATAAGAGAACTTAGGAGTCAATCAAGAGAAGCAAGGGCCTTCGCTTCGAAAATGAATACATTACAACAAAAAGAAAATCCTGTTTTAGCTAAGAATTTTCAATCTCATTTTACCAGAACAGAGGCTCAAAAAAATGCAGACGCAGCCGCTGTTAATAATGATGTCTTTGAATTTAAGAACTCGGAACATCAGCAAATGTTTGACTTAATCTATAACAGAGCAGAACTCGGTATAGTAGATTCTATTTTTCAAGATATAGAGAACGCCAAAAAGCTTCCTTTAGCTAAGTTTAACGAAGTATACGGTTCAAAAGAATTCCAATTTACAGAAGCCCAAAGAAAAAAAGCTTTAGAAAAAGCAGAATCAAGTGCTGCAAAAATTGTAGAAGAGATTGATAATGTTAAGTTATTGATGGAAAACCATCCAGATACTGTTGTAGAAAAAATACAAAGATTTATTACTAATTTATATAAAGACACTAATAATCAAGTAACTGCAAGAATTACTCCAAAAGAATATCAAGATGGACTTGTCAAGCAATTAGCTTATTTAAGATCGACAATAGATAATACAGAAATAAGAGAATCAGAAATTCTCGAAAATATAGAAAAGACTTCTAAGGGAGGGTCTGTATTTGGTACTGGAGCTTCTATAGGTATTGATTTGAGTTCTTTAGATAGTATGGCTGTAGAACTTGCAGGAATAAATGATAAGACAGGTAGAGCGGAATTTAAAGAAACTATAAATAAAAAAATAGATGAAATATTAGCAGAATTTAAAAAGTCAGATCCTATCAGATACAGTCTGATGTCTCCTACTTTAAAACAGTCTATTCAGGATATCAAAGATCTAAAAATACGAAAGGCACAAGCTGCTAAATTATATGAAAATTTATTTACGGCTAAAGGACAAAAAGAGTTAGCTAAATTTACTGCTACTCTCAAAGCAGTTCATTCTCAAAAAATGGCTGAAGCTATGGTAGATCTTTTAAAAGATCAAGTTAAAAATACTAAGAATACTAAAGTAAATACTTCAGTAGAAGAGGCCGACGCTCTTTTTGGAAATTCTGATGCTTTAGATCCTATAGTACATTTAAATATCATTAAAGGAATAAATGAATATGAAAAAATAAAACCAGGCGATTTGGGTAATTTATCTAATAATGATATTAGAGAATTAATAAGATTTTTAGATAAATATCCATCACTACTTTCCGCTGTTGTAAATTCTCTAAAGGCTAAAGGAGTGGATGTTCCTGGAATTAAATCTGTAGATGATTTAATTCAGTTAACAGAAATAGACGAATCCATCCATTATAAGATACTAAACAGTATTGAAGAGGTACTGGCTAAAATTAAACAATTAGAGAAAATCAGTTTTAACAGGCCTATTTTTGAAGATTCTGAAGATGAGTATCAACCTGCAGTAGAAGGAGCGTCACCTGAAGTAGACTATAGTAGAGTAGCTGAAATATTTGAAGATACAGATTCTGATGAAGTTTTCATCACTATGATTTATGATAAGAAGGTTACAAAATCTGGATATGAATTTGATGAAAGTGGTAAACCTAAAGACCACCCTTTAAAAGAAAAAGAATTTGATTCTGCTATAGTAAATAGTCCTGAATTTTTATCAAATAAAGATTTAAGAACTAATATTAGAGAAGCTACTTTTGAAATACCTGATACTGAGTATAATAGAGAGTCTACTACTGACGTCTCTAATATGGACATTAGAGCTTATTATACAGACGAAGCTACAGGTAAGAAAATTTTTATTGGCAAATTACCTACTGCTAAAGGAGCGGGTAATTTATTAGCATTAAGACAAGCTATCCTTAACGAACATAATATGAGAGCTGTCAAAAAAGGTACAGAAATAAACGTTAAGGAAATTGAAGATCAAATTAGAGAATTAGAAAAACAATTAACTGATTTAGAAAAACAAACTGAAACTGAGGAAGATAAAATGTTATCTGACTTAAAAAATATATTAAAAGAAGAAAAATCCGTAACTTTAACTCCTGAAGAAATAGACGCTCTGACTATGGAAGAAACAGGAGAACTAATTAAAAAATTATGTAAATAATGAGAAATCTACTAGACGAAAAGATTATAGAACTTTTGAATTACAGAATTCAACAAGAAGAATTTAGTTCAAGATTATATCATCAAATGTCTCTTTGGTTTGATAACCAAGGATTTAAACATTTAGCTGCTCTATATAAAAAATATGAAGGAGAAGAGAAGCTCCATGCAGAATGGTCTATGGATTTTCTATTGAACTTCGGTATTACTCCTCAACTACAAAGTCTGAATTCTCCTGTAATGGAATTTGAAAGTTATATGGATGTATTAGAGGCTACTTTAGACCATGAGCTTATGATTACTAAGCAATGTGAAGAACTGGCTCAAAAAGCTCTAGAAATGAAGCACACAGGACTTTTTGCATTAGCTTCTAAATATTGTGCAGAGCAGGTAGAAGAAGTAGGAAAAGCTATTGATATTTTAGATCATGCTAAACTTACTTCTGATAAATTAGTACTTGATCATTATGTAGAGAGATATCTATGATTAGCTGTCCTAATAAAAGATTAAAGATCTGGAAAGATTTAGAAAAAGCTGTAGGAGAACCTACGGCTTATGTAGTTTGGGCTGCCAAAGAAGGAGTTGTAGAAGATTATTTAAAATCCTTATCTGTTCAACCTATAACAAAGAAAACTACAGTTCAAGATGTTACTGAAAAATTAAATAAACTTTTATGGAAAAGAGTCGTAGACTCTGGAAATATAACTGTATTAATTGAAGAAGGAGTATCAAGACCTCTAACAGTTGATGACTTTAATAAAAATTTACAATTTGAAAACGAACAAGGAGATACCAATCAAGACCTTATTTTAAGAGAAGAGTTTATTAAAATTACTATTCCTAATAAAGACGGCTTAGAGCATTATAATTTATCTGAATTAGTTGAAAATTATTTTGATTCTAGAAATAAAGATATTTTAGATTCAGATATTAAAGTACAAATAGAAAATCTAAATAAAGCTTTTCCAGAATTAAAAAAAGAGATAATAGAATTAACAGAAGCTAAACCTACAATACAACCAACAAGTGGGGTTAAAGTAAATTCTGAAAAAGTAAATGAGCTAAAAAGTAAAATCCAAGAATTAAAATCTCAACTCCCTACTCCTGCATTAATAGTTCCTGAAGTTATCGACAATAAAATTCTGATGGAACTCAATGCTTTAAATTCAGTGAGAGCTTCTAAAAGACCTGCTCAAGAAAAGAAACTTCTTGAAAAATATGGCAAAGAAAGAATCGAAAGAGCTAAATTTATTAATGAAAATTTCGAGAATATTGTAGAAAAAATCATTAATAAAAAAATTAATTTCTTCTTCGATCCTGAATCACAAGAGCATAAAAGATGTGATTGATTTTTATTTGTATATTTGCTAAATAAACTTTTTTAATATGGCAGCAAATTGTCTTTATTATATTAATGGCCAATGGGTTACTGAGGCTAATTTTAAAGAATTATTATATAGTGGATTACTAGATCAATTAATAGTAGCTGAAAATATAGAAATATCAGAATTTCCAGTAGACCAACAATTAGGTAATATAGGAAAACAAAGACAAAAAACAAAGCCTGACGGGATTTCTGTAAGAATCCTTAGAAAAATTAATAGAAAGTTTAATAACTCAAGACAAGTAGAGGACGGCCAGGTTCTTGATAATGTATATGCTAGAAATAATCCTAACGAAGTAATTAAAGCTGCCAATGCTGCAATAGAAGAACAGCAAAAGAAAACTGGAATGAAGAGAACTAAAGTTCCTTTTGTTGTTGTAATCAAGGGGCCTGACGGACTTAAGTATGGAAAAGCAGACGAGAAAACTATTAAGTATATTAAAACATTAGAGTCTGGTAGTCAGAACCCTATTGCTAAAATGGAATTATGGAAACCGTATTTATTAATTCCTTCAGGGACTGGTGTACGTGCTGTACCATTAAGAAACTCTTTTTTAGGAGAAACTAAAATAGCTAAACAGATTGAGAATCAATTAAAATTACTTTTTACTTTAGAAGGAGATGCTTTTACAAAAGCTAAAAAGAAATTAGAAAAAAATATGTATAAAGTTTCCTTTGAAAAAGAAGGAAATACTATTATTGTAAGAACTGCTCAAGCAGATGGTACAATTAAAGAAGAGATAGCCAATCGCCCTGAAGAACTTAATACAATTATTTTAGGAACTTATAAAGATGGTAAATATATAGGAGAAAGAAATCAGGAAGGCAAAATGTCTACTCCTGGCAAGCTTGCTAGAATAAACTATTTTGAAATTAATAAAAAAGGTCAAAATGAAAAATATGCTGATGATGGATTCTTCACAACAGATCTTTATCAAGAAAACGGAAACTTCTTTAATAGTTCTGGATTTGTATTAGATACAAAAGATTTTAGTAAGTATACTCCTGAAATTTTAGAAAGCATTAAGAAGCAAATCTCTAAGGCAAAAGAAGAAGAGGCTTCCAAAAAAGCAGCCATAAACGAAATGGCTAAAAAAGAAGTAGAAGATCAAAAAAATAAAAAAGGAGAATCTAGAGCTTTTGCTAGTCCTATAGATGAACTTGCTATTATTATTAGTAGAGAGGTTAGTATACCTAATACTAATAAAAAAGCTAAAGTATATGCTGTTATAGAAGGAAACCAAATAGAAGTTTATAAAATTGAAGCATATACACAAGCAAGAAAACCTCAAAGTAATATTATAGAAAATACTCCTGCCGAAATTAGTAATGAAGAAAAGAATTCTGCAAGAAACGAATTTTTTAAAATTTCTGATGTAGCAGAGTTTAAAACTATTACTAAAAAACAGAATGAAGATAAAAAAGTTGCTCCTTTAAAAACACAGGGACCTATTGATGAAGAAGTTGGAGATTTCGCACTGTTAACAGAGCTTCCTGATATTGATCTTCCTGAATTAGGAGGAACTGCTAGTAAGTCTGCTGACTTAGTTGCAGAAGCTACTGGACAAGTGTTGAACACCGAAGACTTAGGAGGAGAGGCAGATGACGTAGATTTCTCTGCTAACGATGATAATCCTAAAGCAAGGACTACTACTATAGGAGAGCATTGGGATAAAGAAAAAGAACTTCAATGGATTCAAGATAAACTTGGAAAAGCTGTTAGGGATAAGATTACAATGTTTGAATCCGAAGAGGAACTTAGAGAATACCTAAGTCCTAAAGGATTTGAGTATCTAAGAAATTTAGCCAAACAACCTGGCTCTTTACAAGGATTATTTACAAAAGCAGGACTTTATTTAAAAAATAACGCTTTTGCAGGAACAGCTTATCATGAGGCTTTTCACGTAGTTTTTAATTTAGCTTTATCTAAAGAAGAAAGAATTTTAATTTTAAAAGAAGCTAAAGAATTATTTAAATCAGAATTGAGTGAAAATCCTACTTATCTAGAAGTAGAAGAACTTTTGGCAGATAAGTTTATGGAATATGTTCAATCTGATGGAACTTTAGATTTTAAGAAACAAGAAGGACCTAAAACTTTTGGACAAAGAGTAACAGATTTCTTCAAGAATATCTTTAGACTAATTAAAACATTATTTAATAATAAAGCTACTATATCTATAGAATCTCTATTTTCCGATATTCAATTTGGAAAATATAAGGATACAATTACTTTTAAAAATACAGATACATCTGAATTTGAAAGTATGAGAGCAAGTAGTATCAGTAAAGTTTATTCAAGTTTTACCGATATTCGTCTAGAAAAAGAAGCTATTGAATATATTAAACAGACTTTCTTTGCGGAAATAAATTCTATTAAAGAAGCTGATCTTTTAAAAAGTTTAGAAGAGCAGAGTTTTGCAGGATTAAATGATCCTGATATTATTTCCAAAGTAGGCCCTAGAGTTCTCTTAGGAAAAACTATTACAAGAATAGTAAAGACTTATGGAAAGAATAAGTTAAAACCTAATAGTGAGTTGTTTAAACAATTAGCTTCAGAATTAGGAGTAATTTTTAGAGAAGGAGGACAAATCTCTTTTAGTCCAGAAGTATTTGAAACTGTTAAAGGTCCAGATGGTACTTATCTAATTCCTGTAGATTTAGAATCTATGCCTTTGATGCAGGCTTTTTTAAGAACTCTTAAATCAGAAGATGGCATTATAATTAAGGATTTATCCTCTGCTGTAGGCTTAGTAGAGGATAGAACAGAGCCACAAGAAACTGATGAAGATAATGAAAATAAATTAGGAGATTTAGAAAATTGGCAAAGAGATATAGCAGAGTTCGATCCAAGAACCACTATGAGTCAAACTCTGAAAAGAATCTTTAATAACTTCTATAAAGTTAATCCTAAAAATGGAAATCCTCTACTAAACAGATTTGGAGCAAGAGAGACTTTTGCAGGAAACGAGGTGTTCTCATTCTTGTCTCAAAGGATTACTAATTCTACAAGTGTTGAGGACATGTTTGAAAAATTAGAAGCTATTAAAAATGAAAGAGATTTTATTCCTCAACTTCTAGATAAACTACAATCTAATTATGGATTAGTAGTTGATTTGTATGTAACATTAGCGTCTAAGTCAAATATAAACTACATGACAGTTTATTATGAAAAAGGACACTATCGTATATTTAATAAAAACAGAAAAACTATTGGTAAGATTATTGAGGATTTCCTAATAGCCAATTTCTTAAATCACAAATCTAAATTTTTCAATAATCATACATCAGGCCCGTTATCAGGACAAAAAGATTTTACCTCTATTGATAAAGAATTTGCGTTACAAAAACTTGCAGAGTTCAAGGAAATAAGAACAAATTTCGATAATGCTAGAGGGAAAGATACTATTATTACAGAACTGGGAAAAATATCAGAATTTCTTTATAGTATAGAATTACCAATAACCACTAAACAATTAGTAGACACTTGGGCACCTGTAAGAACAGATGTTTCTCCTAGTGTAAAAAGAGTACACAAAGTTTTAAATAGAGTTGAAGACATTCTTCAAAAATTATCTGAAGGGCAGAATCCATTCTTGGAAATTAAAAAATCAGATTCAGGAGAGAATCAAACTGCTATAGGAAGTCCCGTGGCTGGCTTAGCTGCGGCTCTTAAATTAGGATTAGAGACTCATGTGAATATGGCCTTTAGAGATTCTAATAATAAAACAAAGTACACAGTTCAATACAGTAATTATTTAAATAAATTATTCAGTAAACTTACTAATCCTAGAGAAGCTAAAGCATTTTGGGAAGAAATAAGACAAGATCCTATTCTATCAAAATCTCCAATGATAAACGATATTTTTGATATGGAGACTGGAGAATTAAAAACATTCTCTACTTCGGAAGAAGGACTTACTGTGGCGATGTTTGAATCACTTTCTAGACAAGGTAAGTTCTATTCTATTCCATATGACGAACTTTCTCCTGCAGAATTAGAAGCTGTTTGTTTGGCGTTTTTTCAAAATAATGCGAAAGAAGAAAGACTAAAAGAGGAGGGGTTCAGTTTTTACAAACTTCCTATTCCTTCTAATAGTACCAATATACCTTTTGTAAAAGCCAGAAGATATACTAATGAACAAATTATAGACAACTTAGTAGAGTTAGCTTTAGGAGAGATTGCTAGGATAAATAAATTAAAAAATATTCCTGACAATCATAAACTCAATTTTATTCCTAACTATGTTGAAAATGGAACTAAATTCGTAAATCTATCTTTTTTAAATTCTTCTAAATATTCGCTAGAAGAATTACAAACAGAAGAAGGGCTATTACGCTCAGAGATAGAAAGCTATATTTTTAATACGTATTTAGCAAATGAATATCAAAAAGCAGAAGAAAAAGGAATTCTGTATTATGATAAAGGAGCTCTTCGTTTTGAAGAAGAGTTGATCAGTAATGCTATTAAAGATAAAAAACAATTTTATGATAATTATTTACTAAATACTTTCTATACTAATATAGAACTCAACACTATTCTCGCTGGAGATCCTGCATTTTATAAGAATACAGAAGATTTTCAGAAAAGATTTAAACAAGTAATTAGCCCTGGTAGTTATACTGATACTAAAGTAGTTAATGATTATAATATTCTAATATTAGAAGATGAGATAGTACCTACTGAAGAAGAAACTGTAAAAGCTATATCAGAACTTATTATGTCTGATAAAAATTTAAATCCTCAAAAGAAAGCAGCTTTATTAAGTATTTGGAAAGACTTAGGTACAAAAGAAAGAGGTAATAATAATTCAGATGGTGCTACATACATAAGTATCGAAAGATATTTAGATATTTTAGATAGTATGAACCGTACTACCCAAGCTCACCGAGATGCGGCTGTACGTATAAGAGAAGGTGTAGAAAGTATTGATGATATAGCATTGTTCCCTCCTATCAAACCATTCATGTTTACTAAAATAAATATAGATGGAACAATAGTACCTGTACAAGTTAAAAACTCAGAGGTACTACTCACTAGAGCAATGGCCGAGAGAAAAGATGTAAACGGAAATTTAAAATACCCAAAACTTGCGAAAGCATATGAAATTCTAGAAAACGGAATAACTCATAAAGATGGTTCTGAACATGAAGTTAATGCTATAGTTTTTGAGTCTGCTATTAAAGTAGGAGGACTGTTTTCAGGATTAAACGAATCAGGAGAACCTATTAAAAATAATTTAACAAAAGACGCTTCTGGAAATTACATTTTAAACGAAGAAGCAGAAGTAATTACGCTAAAGCAAGAAGACTGGAAACTGCAAAACGAGACTCCTCCTCACTATGTAGATGAGATAGGTAATTATGGTTCGCAGATTAGAAATTTGATTATAGCTGATTTAGATTTTGATGCTATTTATGAAGATGGAAACGGTAAAAAAATAACTGGTAGAGAACTTGCCCAGGAATATCAAGATTTAATTGTAGCCAATATTAAAGAATCTGCAGAAGGAGTTCGTAAAATATTTAAAGATAAGGATGGCAATTTTAGTCTAGAAAAATTAGTAGAGTTTCTAAGAAGAGAGATAGAAGATCGTAATATGGATCCTGGATATTTAGAGGCTTTAGAATTAATACCTCATTACCTTAATCCAAATAAGACAACTACTGCCCTACCTCTATGGCATCCATCATTAAACATTAAAGTTCAGAACTTAATGTATTCTTTTGTTAATAATAGAATTATTAAACAAAAGATTAATGGTGGTAATATGATTAACACCACTGGTTTTGGAATTAGTGATGATTTAAAAATAGAAGTAGATTCAAAAACTGGAGCTATTACATATCAAGCTTTACTTCCTTGGTGGAGTAAAAAATTCTTTCCTCAATTACCTAATGGAGAAGTGGATTTATCTGTTCTTCCTGAACAACTTTTAGAAATAATAGGTTATCGTATTCCAACAGAGGATAAATATTCTATGTTTAATATCAGAGTAAAAGGATTTACAGATCCTGCACAAGGAGGAACCTTAATTCTTCCACCAGAAGCTGTTACCATAGCAGGTCTTGACTTTGATATTGATAAATTATTTATGATGATTCCTAATTTCTATGTAGTAGAGAAAGATGGGAAAAAACAAGCTGTATACATTAAACCTTTAAGTGCTAACAGTAGTAAGAAAGAGATTGTAGATCATATTTTCAGAGACTTAAGAGGACTAGAAAAATTCTTAACAACGTATTTGCCTGAAGGAGTTTCTACTAAAAATGTTACTTTATCAGTAGAAGAGATTCTACAGAATCGTATTAATCTTTTTGATTATAGGAAACAAGCTTTCGAAGAGAAGTCTGAGCAGAAATTATTACAATTAGAGATAGAAAATCTTTCTGCACAAATAGAAAAAGCAAAATCTAATAAACAAAAAGAAGCTCTTCAAGAATTGCTTTATGAAAAAGTAACAGAACTAGAAACATTTATTCCTTATAACGAATCTATAGCACGAGCTAATCAATTAATTAATACTATTAAAGATGCAATTGTAGAAAGTTTAGAAGGAGTTTCTGTAAAAGCCTCAGACATTCAAGGAAAGAAATCAAGGGATAACCGCTTAATGGAAATTGTAAAGAGTATTCTTAAAAATAGGAATACTGCAGTGTCTATATTAGATCCAGGAGGATTTGCTGAAGAAAAAGCTTTGGGTAGTAAATTAAGACTACTTAAAATAAGCGATAAAAAAGGACCTAAAGCTGAGCTTAAAAAAGAAGCATTAGCGTTATTCAGTGATTATAGTACAGGGAAAATAACCATTAATGACTATCAAGACGCTCTTAAAAAATTAATAGATAGACTAGAAGATATAGATTTTAATATTAACTATCCTTCCACTCAGAGAGAGTTGTTTGTTAGAAATATGACAGGTAACGATTTGATTGGTATTTTTGCTAACCATAACGTTCACCATGCTAAAGCTCAACTTTCTCAATTAAAATTAAGAACTCCTATTTATATCAATGGTGTTGAGTATCAAGATTTAAATAAAATTTATTCCGACACTAAATCAGGTAAGATAAGAATTTCTAAATCATTAGCAAACCTTATTGCAGCAGTAGTGGATAATGCTAAAGACCCTATTGCTTCTTATCTTAATATGAATACTTACACAGCTGATATCATAGCTACTATGCTTCGATTAGGTGTAGAATCAGAATATACATTCACCTTTATCAATCAGCCAATTATACTGGAAGTTACTAATGCTTATTTCAAAGCTAAAGGTAGTCTGAAAGAAAGTAATGCCAGCTTTGCGAGAATTAAGAAAGACTTGAAAGCTAAGATTCAAAAATCGTTTAATATTTCTGAAGAAGAGTTTAATACTATTGATGAGAATATTGTAGACATCAGTTTGGAAGAATTACAAGACTCTTTGGTAAAAGGAACTGAAGCCAAATATTTCTTGGATCAATATAAAGTACTTTCTCTTTTTGAAGAGATTTTAAATATTTCTGGAAAATTAGGAGAAGTAACAAGAGCTACAAAAACAGATACAAGTGGTCCTGGTCCTACACATGGAGCAGCTTTTTCTAAGATGTATAAACAATCTAAGATTTTAAATAATCCTGAGTATCCTATTTTAGGAGTAAAAGACTTTTTGATAGAAAAAGAAGAGGGAGTTCATATTAATGCTGCATTTACTCAGTATGGATGGAGAGAATTTATAGATATTATGAATGAAATTTTCCCTGCAATTGGAAGACTGAAATCGGATAATACCATAAAATTATCTCAGTTAGGAAGATTGAAGGTTAGGTTCTCTAACATGAAAGATTCTATTTACAGTATTTCAGAAAAAGAGGCTAACAGTATTGATGCTGGGATGATTTCATTCCTAGCTTCTGGATTCCCTACTTTTAAATATAATCAAGCAGAAAGTGTACTTAAAGATACGCCTGATAATTTGAGAGATTTTATAGCTAATAATCCTGATTCTCCTTTTATTCCATTTTTAGAACAACTTAATATTGAATCTGCTAATAACAAGATTCCAATAAAAAGAATCAGCTTCTATACTACAGGTAAGAACGCTCAAGATATCATCAACTATAAAAGACTTTGGTATGAAATGCTAATTAGTCCAGACCCAGCTGTTCATAAATTAGCTATGGATTTAGTAAAATATACTTTCTTTTCTTCAGGATTTAATTTTGGACCATACACTTTCTTCCATTTGGTTCCAGAAATAATGTTTACTGACAAATTTGCTAGAAATTACCCACATTTAGAATTAACTGATCCGAGTAGAGGAAACAGAAGTTTTAACCAGCATATTGAAGCAGGACTAGCTGCTATTGAAGGGGGGGATACTACTTTATTAGAAAGATTTGAAAAGCAATTTGTACAGAATACAGGAGAAAAATCATTAATGATTCCTAACATTTCTACTACAGAAAGTATTCTGTTCAGTCCACAAGTTAAAGACTTTGGAAATATGGATGTACAAATAGTTTTAGATGGTCCTAATGTAGGAAAGATAACTCCTCTAGGAAAAGCTAATCAATATGGAGTAAGAAAAGCAGAAACACTTGAAGGATATATTAATGAATTACAAAAGTTAATGGACGTAGCTCGTCAAAATCCTAAAAAACTTTTCCATGTTTCTAAAAGTCTCCATTACGTTCGTTTTGAAGATGATAAATTTAACCAGGCCTTTTTAGCTATTCATAATACTACAGGTATTCCTGATAACGTAAGGTTTGCAGGAGAAAAAGAGGATGTAAGAGGATGGAGAAAACATCAGACTTCGGAGGGAATTTTAAAATTAAATAAAGCTACTTTTAGAAATATTCAAGTACAAGATGCAGATGGTATCTTTAATTTTCCTAAATTTATCAAAACTAGCAACAAGTCTGGTAAGGTAGAACTTTATCAGAAAGTAGAGGAAGGCGAAAGACACGTGCTTTATACTAAGATTAATCTTTTAGGAACTTCTCTTTTTGCTGTAGAGTATAATATGTTTAATGATATCACAGAATCTGTAACTCTTAAATTAAAGAATTCTACCTCAACTCCTGTTTTAGGAATGAATAATGAAGAGTTTACAGCTATAGAAGGAAGTTTAAATAGTCTTAATAATTTACCTGATATAGATATACCAGAAATATCGGACCCTTTTGCTCATCTACCTGATATAGATGTACCAGGAACATCGGATCCTTTTGCTTATCTTCCTGATATAGATATTCCAAATATTAAAATAATAAAAGCTCTATCAGAAGAAGATCCTGGAGAAGCCCCTGTTATAACACCAGAATTAAGAGAAGGTATCTTACCTATAGCAGAGATTATTAAAGATCCTTCTTATGAGAAATATGTAATTTTGAATCAAGCTAAAGGAGAAACTATTAAAGTTAGTAAGGAAGTCTTTGAAAGTATGCCTTTAGGAGCAAGAATCGAAACTTTAAAGCATTTAAATAATTGTTAATATGTCTTGTCTTAACATATCACATCCAGATTTTCAAAAATTATTAAAGGAAACTAATATTCCATCAGACCTTCTTGCAGGAATAGTTAACGAATTAGTTAACTCAGGACAAGCTACTCTTTTTCCAACAGCCAAACAAATAAAGGATTATTTAAATAAAGGAAACGTAATAAAAGAGAATCCACAACAGGCTAAGAAAAGCATACTGAAAAAAGTAAATGCTAATGCTAAAGGATTTATTAATCCACAGCGTTACGGAGAAGTTTTAAAATTAGTAGGAGATTATAATAAATCAATGGGATATAAAGCCTTAGCTTTAAAACAAGCTATTCCCGCTCCTGGAAAACAATTAGGGGATTATTATATTACTGTAGAAGCTCCGCAATTTCAATTAGAATCTTTGGAAAAAAAAGGTCCTAATCAAACTTTAAATAATTTATTGGAATCCTGGGCAATAAATAATGGAATTGCTATTGAGGATATTAGAGAACTTTCTAAAAGATTTTCTAGTATTGGTGATGTCTTTGAGGGAGCCGCTGGAGTAGCGATGATGCTCGACAAAATAATAGGTATAGATCCTACTAAAGAAAAGTTGGATACTATGGCAGAGGAGGTAGCCCATTTTGCTATTGCCTTTATGTCAAAAGATCCTTCTGTAAAAAAAGCTTTAGATACTGTAGTAAATACTGAAGAATACACAACAGTTAAGGAAGATTATAAAAATGTTTATACTAAAGAAAGTCAGTTTAGAAAAGAAGCTTTGGGTAAAATATTGGCTAAAGTTATTGTAACTAATTTCCAAGAAAATAATAATAATAAAGGAATCTTAGCTTATCTAAAAGCTATTTTTAATAGATTTTGGAGAAAGATTAGTAGTATTAAGAAAGATCAAAAAGCTGTTGATAGTATTAAAAAAGAAATGCTTCCTATAGCAGAATCTATTTTAAAAGGAGAGACTATAGAAGATGCTATAGTAGAAGATTCTACTAATTATTTCCAACTAACAGAAGATTATAGTTATCCTGGAGGTGTAGGAGAAGAGGCTGATAAAAAACAAAAAATAACTTTTTTAAATAAAGCTGTTGAGCAGATGGAAAATAGATTAGCGGATCTATTAAAACAGTCTAAAAGTAAAAAGGCTACAGAATTCTTAGCATTGCAAACGAAAACTTTAAAAGATAAAATCAATAAAAGTCAGTTTGATGCAGCTGTTTTAAATGTACTCCAAACCGCTTCTGCAGAACTCAAGCAATTAGAAAATATTTTTGAAAAATATAAAAATAACAATAAATTACTACCTGCAGATATTTCTAATATGATAGAAAATTTTACTATCATGTATAGCGTACTTTTTAATGATTTTGGTAATGAGTTGAAGAATCAAACATTAGAAGGTATAGAAAGTATAGAAAATTTTAATCTAAAATTCGAGATAGAAGAAATTCAAAAAAGAATTAATAATATTAATACAGAAAATCGTAAACACATTAAACAAATCAGAATCAATGCTTTAAAAAGAGCTAATACTGATGCTGCTGGTAATATTATAGACCCTGATTTTGATCCTGAGGCAGAAGATGTAATAGTCGATGAAGATGCTTCTTGGTGGAGATTTTACGTAGGAAATTACAAATTTGCTAAAAGTAGTGTAATCCGAGCAGTCCATAAACTTATATCAGATTCTATTAAAAAAGTAAGAAGATATGCCGTAGGAGTTTCTAATGAATTACTGCAGGCACAAGCAGAACTTGAGGCGGCTGGGTACAAAGTAGAAGATTTAGTTGAGTTAGGTGAAAATGGGGTACCTTCTCAATACTTAATTAGAGAAAAGGATTATTCTGGATATTTTGAGAAACTTAGAAAAGTTCAAGAAAGTTTAGCTAAAACTCTTGGAGCAGAAGATTTTTCTGAAATAAACAAAGCCAGTTTGTCTCCATCAGAACTTAAAGTATACAAAGAAACTTTTGAAAAGTTTTTTGATGAAAATACTATTAAAGTAAAGGATAGTAATGGTAATACAATAGTAATGCCAAAAGCAGAAAATCCTAGATTTAAAGAATTGATGAAAGTTCCTGCAGTAAAAAATTATTATGACTTATTATTAAGTAAGATTAAGGAGGCTACAGATAAATTACCTGCAGAATATAGGACAGAGAGTGCTTATTACAAAATTCCAGGAATTAGAAAACAATTCTTGGAAAGAATGACTACTCAAAATAAATCATTCTTAGAAAAAATTAAAGATGTTACAACAGAAGGATTTAAAGAAGTAGTAAGTAGAGACGAGGATGATACTCAATTTGGGGATTTGAGGCAACTTAACAATAGAGTTATTCCTATCTTTTTTACAAGAAGACTATCAGATCCAAATAATCTTTCTTTAGATTTAACTAGAAGTGTTACTATTTTTGCAGAAATGGCTGAGAATTTTAAACAAATGAATGTTCTAGGGCCAGAGCTTCTGACAGTTCAAAAAGGTATTGCAGAGACTAAATATAGGAAGGGAAAAATAAAACCCACAACAGTTTCTGGAAGTCAATCCATTGATTATAAAATTCTTGATGTACTTATAGATCAATATGTATATGGAGTAGCTAAAAAAGATATTGAAATCAAAATTGGAAATAAAATATTTTCTGCTAGTAAAATAGTAGACAAACTTACTAACTATATTAGAACTAATAACTTGGCCATGAACTTGATAACATCTGTTTCTGGTTATTTAAAAGGTTCTATAGATTCTATAATAGAAGATCAAGTGGGGATTTACTCTACTAATGAGAGTAAGCAATGGGCAAGAATAGAGTATATAAAAAATCTTGCAGAAGTTAGTACAGAAATTTTATCCCATCAAAAGAACAATAAAATGCACTTACTTCTACAATTAGGAAATGTTGTAGAATTATCGAAAACTTTAAAAAATACAAATAAGTCAAAATTTATTTCAGAAGCTATTTCTAAAGATATGCTGTTCTTAAATTATAAAACAGTTGATTATGCTATTAAAGGAAGAGTTACTTTATCTATTTTAGATAATAATAGACTTTATAATGGAAATTTTGTTAATAAATTAGAATTTACAAAACTAAAAGAGAAAGAAGGAGTAGATAAAAAAGTTATAGATTCTGAATGGAGTAAGTTAAGAGATAAAAGTTTCTATAATGCATTTGAAGTAGTTAACAAAAAACTTCAAGTTAAACCAGAATTTAGTCAATATGTTACAGAAGGTATTCAAAATAAAATCTTTTCACAAGTAGAGCACGTTACTAATTTAGTAGACGGTACTATAAGTGAAACTGATAAAGGAGCTCTTAGCAGAACAGTAGCGGGGGATTTTCCTCTAATGCACAGAGGATGGTTTATCAATTTGATAGATACTAGATTTAAAAAAGAACGAGTAGTGTATACTACAGGTCAAACAGAAATAGGTATTTATAATGCTACTTTTGGTAAATTGATTTGGCAAAATTATTTAGTAGACGGGATATGGAATCAAAAAAATCCTCTTGCTTTTATGCAGGCTTGGGCAAATTTAAATGATGTAGAAAAGAGAGCTGCCAAAAAGGCAGGATTAGATTTCTTATTCTTGACACTTATTTCGATATTATCAGGATTAGTAAATATTGCCGCAGATGACGATAAAGAAGATTTTACTATGCAACTTTTAGCATATCAAATGAATAGATTACTGTTAGAGCAGAAATCATCTTGGTCTATGCAAGAAACACTGGAAATGATCGACGAACCAGTAGTAGGAGTAAAGACTATTAAAGACCTTTTGGATATTACAGAAGCTTTTAATTTTGGAGAAGTTTATGAGAGAGGTATGTACGAAGACCAATCTCATGCAGCAAAATGGTGGACTAAGAAAATACCTGCTTATAAAAATCTTTATGAACTACAATTCCCTGATCAAAAGAATAACTTCATTAAACAGGTATTAGACTCTCCTATTTATAATACTATGAAAAAAGACGAAGAAGGAGAATCTTCCTGGTTTAGTTTAGGACATATCACAGGACTTAATGTTTTGAAAAATGCTTTCAAAGATAAAGAAGTTACTGTAGATGAAGTTAAAGAAGTGGAAGATACCTATAATGCATACTAGACGCCAAATTTTTTAAATAAAAAGAGTTACCCATTTCTGAGTAACTCTTTTTATTATCACACTGTCCACAAATTCAAGTATATTTATAAATACTTTTTCCTACCCTACTATATCAATATTATATATGGACTAGTTAAATTTAGGTTCTTTAAATTTATGAGATTTTAAAATTTTATCATCAAGCTCTCTCTTAAGGATATATCTCCCATCTTCTGTCTGTTTATAATAGGTTTCTATTCCTTTATTACTATAAATCATAGCAGATTTTAAAAGATCTTTAAAAGAAGTGTCTAACTTAGACATATTAGAAATATAGATAGACCTAATTGTAGAAAGAGGACTTATTCCATATTCCATCATAGCACGTATTACTACCCAAAGTAAATCTCCTAAAGCATCTTGAATAGCTGTTAGATCTCTTTCATTTTGGGCCTCAAACAACTCTTGAAGTTCTTCCTCAATAAGTTTATAACTTAAATTCTCACGATCTCTTGTGGGAAGTTTTTTCTCTTCTTGAATAGGAGCTCCGAATAATTCACTCCATACAGTAATCATTCTTACTATATCAGATTGAATTAATTTTTCTTCTAAATCTTTTTCCATATCTCTCATATCACTACTAATGTTCATATTAATACTTCTTTAATCAATTCTTCTGGATTATATTCTGGATATTCCTCAAGTGCTTTTAATGCTAATTTCTTGGTCAAAGCATTTGTTTTCTTTTCCTCAATTTTTCTATCCTCCAATTTTGCAAATCTCTTACTATCAAAATCATGCTCTATATCTCTTCCAAATAACTGAGTGACTATAGGATAACCCTTTAAAGGATTCCTAATCTCTTCAAACACAAGGTTTATCAGCCCTCCATCAAGAGGATAATAATAAATATCTCTAATCGTCAATTCCTGATATAATTCAGGAAATGTTACATCAGGAAAATTTTGAGGATCTACTGACCAATTTACATTAATACAAACTACTTTATCTCCTATCTTCATTACCAATTAATTTTTTCGTTGTACAAATCTACCATAATCTTGTCTATATCAAGAAATACATTTTCTGGAAATTCTTTTTTCTCCCCTACATAATCCTTTAAAGCCTTAGTTTTAAATACATAATGATTTTTAGAAATATGATCTCCTAATTTACATGGGCGATCTCCTATTAAGAGAAATATAATACCAGTTTTTCTTTCATTAATTTGATTTAAGACTTCTGATACAAACTTATTCCAAGGCTTTTCATGAGAACCAGGTTCATTTTTTCTTACAGAAAGACTTAAATTTAATAAAAGAATTCCTTGTTTTGCCCAAGATTCTAGAGAAAAATCAAAATCAAAATTAAAAGTTTTGTAAGGAGAGTAGTAGGCTCGTTCTACTGCATTATAAAGTAATCCTAATGAAGAAGAGTAAAAAGAATTTGTATAAGGCTCTCCAGGACCGTATCCGCTTGAGCCTGCAAAAATATGAGGCTCAGCGGTTACAATCACAATTTTAATATCTTCCCATGCACAAGTACGAAAAGGTAAAAATACTTGACTCATTTTGGAAGGATTTACTTTTTGCATAGCATACTCTACATTAAGAAAATCTATTAATTTATCTCCATAAGGAGTTTTTAATAAATATTTCAATACAAGAGTCCAATCTTTCCCAATCTCTTTTTCCCAAAATGTTCTTCCATACTTACTCATGTCTTAATAATATTACTTTTTCTACTAAACTCTTTTAATGAGACGAATACATCTTTATCTAAAGTTTCTTTCTTTTCGTCTAAAATACTCCACACTTCCTGATCCCCTAAATCTGCTATAAATCCTATTTCAGGAGTAGATAATTCTTTCTCCCACATCTCTTTTAAAGCCAATGCTTTACTAAAAATCATAGGCAAAACAGAAATATTACCAGAAAAGAAAGAGTTTTTGAATATTTTAGTACGAGCTTCTTTAGATATTTTAGAATACTGTCCCTTTAAAATTAAATAAAAGTCATTAATATTTTCTTCAGGCACACCAATAATAACAATAAGAAAACCATCTTTCTCATAATCATCTACATAATTCTCTAAACTAGTTATAGTCTTATAGAAATTATGAAAACCAGGATCTTGGTAAGATCTGATTAATAAATGAATACAAGTATCTGTTACTACATCATTATTATATAAATAAGCATTGATGAACCTAGAGTGGAATAAAATAGTTCCAAAACTATTTTTTACTTCACATTTAAAAAATTCTTTAGGAATATTTAAAAGAGGAAATAGAAAAGTAGAGGTTTTGGTATATTTTAATACACTCATATAGAAAGTTTTAAAGGACCATTATAATATTCTTTAGGGTAGGTAAAATCACCTTTGGTTAGGTGGAAATCTAATCTATCAAAAGCCTGGTCTATTCCTTCTAAAACTTTACCGTTAGACAAAGTTCCCCCTCGAACGCCTATCATAAATACATCTGAAGGCATTTCATAAATAAGAGGGTAACTATTATTATTAATGTCTATAACGATAAATTTAAAAGGCTTTATTCCATAGCCTTTATTCATTAAACTGATAATTTCAGGATCCTGCTCTAATCCTATAGAATAAAAACTTCCTTGAAAATCATATCTGAATTTCCAAAAATTTAATGGAAAATACTCAGTAGACATGCCAAGACTTTTTATATCGCAAGGATGAATCAGTTTGTTTTTATGATCTATTCTAATTAAATCTACTTCTCCCTTACAACTATAATTTCTATAAGTAAATTGGATTACTTTTTTCTTTATAATTTCATTATCAGAAGAAGCTACTAAAAATGGTTTAATATAAGGATCAGATATGGCGGCCATTTTAGCAATTAAAGCTTGATTATATTCTAAAGCAGTGATAAGAGTTTTCCCATTACAATTCTTTAGAGCGTTGAAGTACTCAATACCACCATTTGCTTTAATATTTTTTGCTCTAGCTTCTGGTCCCCATTTTGGATTCCAATTATAAATTCCACATCCTTTAACGATTAACTCATCTAATGCCCCAGATTCTATAGTATCTTCTATTCCCTCAACTGTCACAACTTCGTGCACATATTCTATAATATCTTTAATAGAATCACTTACTGAAATCTCAGGCATTTGATAATAATTATTTTCTATATAATCAGAATCCTCTAATAACATTTCATCAAGAAGACTGCCTAATACATAATGCTTAGGATCTCTTCCAAAATCATCCTTATCTTTAGCGTCTAAATATGCTTTAGGACTTTTTAAAATTTGCTTTAGGGAACTCTGATTTATAGCTTCTATCTCTTTATATGTATTCATTATTTAATTGTTTTGATATGATATACTAATTTTCTCTCTTTTAATGTAGGTACTTCTACAAATTCATAACTTGTCTTTTTTAGAAATTCCACAGTATCTTCTGGAAGAATATTTTTCTTAATTAGTACGTCATCTAAACATTTAATCCATACCATAGCGAGATTTCCGATATCCCATCTAGGAGAATATCCTATTCTTGCAGGTTTCCAATTCAAGTACCAATTACCTGTTTTTTTGTCCTTTAATCGTTTAACATCTCCAAAATTTATTGGTACATACACAACAAGTTTAGTTTCTATAGGAGTTTCTATAGACAAATTTTCTGGAATATGTTTTTCAATATAACCATGCATAGCAGAAACTAGCGCTGCCCTAACCGTATGGTGGGCAGACGCGTAGATTCTGTTATAACCTATTTTTAAAAATTTGTTCTTACTTTGAGGTATATGTGTAATAAACTCAGGAAATTCTAATTTAATTTCACTTACCATATTACACTTTATTTACTCTGTTATTAATTATTTCTCTCATATCATCTACAGATTCAGAAAACCCTTTAAGAATCTCATCTAATTGTTTTTGAGTGATTTCCAAAGGAAGGATTTTATGTTCTTTAAGAGATTCAAAACGAGCCTTAGAGAGCATGTCAGTCAATTGTTCCTCTGTATGAGTAGCATAGTCATACTCAAAAGTAGCTGATTCTATTGGTATAATTTTTCCCTGCTTCTCGTACTCAGCAATACCAATAGGTAAATATTCAGAAGTACGTAGTTTTTGTCCATCAGTATATGGAACTGCTACAACATGCATAGGATTACATAAACATACAAGACCCACAGAACCAAAATAATTTCTACTCATAAAATTAGTAGAACCTAAGTGCAAACCTCTGGAACATGTTCTATCAGGATCAGCATCACATTCATTTCTATCAATAGTAACTGGTTGTCCTATAATAATAGTAGTACTTCCTGAATGAGCGTCAGTATAGATAGTTTGTCCTAATTCGTGAATATTTTCATTAAACTCATCAGATAAATCTTGGAGATTACCTAATTCCTTATAATCAGAACGTTTAATATTCTCTGAATCAAACCATTTATCTATAATTTGAAAAGCCTTACATTCAAGTTCATTAGAATCTAGATGTTGAAAAATAATATAATTTTTAGGAGATTTTTTCCATCCTTTGATTTTTATTATTTGGGCCGCTACAAATTCTTCAAGAATTCTGTTATTAGAAGCCTTTTTAACATTTGCATTTCTATAAGCCAAGAAATAACCAGAAGGGGTAACCACCATATGATTATTAATTAAGAACTTATACAAGTCCTCTCTACATCTTGGATCAGGATTTAATGCTAATAATCTCCAAAAATTAATTAATGATTTTAGATCTTCCTCATTTTCTCTTCTTTTAGCAAATTCTTTAGCTAAAAATTCTGGTACAGAAATAGGAATACCTTTCATATACAAACTAATCCCTTTTACCTCAAAATGCTCATCTCCGAGATTCTTAATATCTTCCATCCATTGAAGAAGGTCTTTACGTTCTTCAGCATTACGATTAATTTCTTCAACTTTTTTTTCAATTTCTAATTCTTCAGAAGTTTTAGGAATCTCAAAAATAGCTTTTAAATTAGCTATTTCTTCAGGATCTTCGTCTGAAGTGTTAAGGATTAATTCATAATTAGAAATTAATTCTTTTTCATCTAAAAATGTTTTTTGATACATTTTGTTGTTGATAAAACATACAATAGTATGCCCAACTCTAGTTGCTTTAATCATTGTTTGTTAATTTTGATTTATTAAAAATTCTATATTCCCAGTACTCTCTACTTATTCTTAAAGGTTTTCCAAAAGAATTAGATGTAGCTTCATAACGTTTTTTTGTCGGATTCCATATATAATGTATTCCTTCTAAGTATATACTTAATCTGGTTATCTTAACCACCTTTCTTTCTTCTACAGAAGAGTATACAGGTCTGATTATAATATCTCCTACTTGCACATCATTTCCAAAATAATCTTTTGCTATTTCATTTTCCATAATTAAGGTATTAAATGAATTCTTTTATAACGATTTTGCTCCACTTTTTCTAACCATTTAAACTCCTCATCATTCAGATTCACATAAAGCATAGGATTAATTTTTTTCCAAAATTGTTTTGGAGCAGATTTATTAAATCTGTAAAATGCTACACTTAAATTTTGTTCTGTAATCTCTGATTGTCTTAGATTAGTTATTAAAGGAACATTTTTAAAGAAATCCTGAACTTTATCAGCTATTTCTAAATACTTCTTATCAAAAAGACCTTTACTTTCTACATAATTATACACACTTATAATAAAAGATTCCTTACTTTCTTTACTATAAAATTTAGAGTTTAGTTCGATATTATTAAAAGAATTGTAATTAGTAGTAAAAGAAGATAATTCGTCAATTAATTTAGAAATCTCAGGATTAATATTTAATAATGCATGAGAGTATTTTGAAGAATGGCTTAGGATTTCTCTTAAAGACTCGAATTCTGGTGATCTAGCTATCTTAATTGCAGTTACTGCTTTGATAAAAATTCGATTTTCCATATAATTTAAAGGATTTATTAGGTTGACTGCATCTTTTAAATATTTAACATTTGAAGGAGCTATATAGAAAACATTAAAGTATCTTTTCTTAGAACTTCCGTAAATATCGGTGAGTACATAATGTACAAATCTTAACCAACGTTGGTCTTCTTTAAGTCCTGCTACATATAAAATCCTCTTACTTCCTTCAATCTGCCTTTTCTTCATTTGATGTGCTTTAAAAGCACCTGAATAACTATAAGAATCGTCATATTTATAAATATTAAACACAGTATTATCAGAGGATTTTCTAGCACTTCTTTGTGCTTTTAGCCAATCTGGATCAATAATAGTATTTTGATAAGATTTAGTAAAAGCTAAAAGAGCCTTCTTTTCTTCTTTTTGTACCGTACTAATTATAGTTCTCCACTCACTTTTAGGGTAGTTTTCTAATTTCAAAAAAGTTTTATAATGCTTTAAATTTATAGTAGCATCTGCCTTTTCTCTTACAAAATAAAATAAAGGTCTATCTACAGTATTTGCTATATATTTACTCTTTCTTGAATCATGGGTTCCTACTATACGATAACAAGGAGCATTTCTTTTTATTAAAGTTGCTATCTCATTATTTTGATGTTTTAAACCTGTGTTATTTACATAGTTTGGAGAATGATAATCTACAAAAAACCTAAAACCTTCAAAAGAATCTACATTAAAACCTATTTTATCGTAAGGAATGAATTTCCATTTAGGCATCTCTTTATCAGAAAATAATTCTGATAGATACAAAGTAGATGAATAGTTCTTAGTAGTAAAATTTAAAACAATATTATTATGTCTATTCTTAATGAAATTTATGAAATTATCTGTTTCGTATTCATTCTCAGCTTTCCATCTATCCAATAATTCTTGTTTAAGTGCTTTTATTTTATTTAAAATGGCTTCTTTTGTTCTAGGAGTATATTTTACATCTTCTCTTGTTTGAATAATGTCCAATTCTCCAATATCAAACTTTAAAGCTACAGGAAGTTTTATTGACTCTTCGCCTAAAGAATCCCAATCAATGGGGTAGGCCACTTTTCCTAAGCACATATGTAGACCTGAAAAAGGATTACCATTACTTGATATTTTCCAATTATCTCCTTCTATAATAGTATAGTCATTGGCGATATTCGTTCCTTTAAAATATACATTATCAAAATAAGCTAATTGTTTTTTACACTCTTCTTGAAATCTATGAGTCTCAGGTTGAGGATTGGACCAAGAGTATTGTTTTGTAGTTTTGATATAGACCTTAATCTCTGTCCCATTTCTTTCATCTGTAGGAATATCCATAACTACATCTAATCTAGGAGACTTTTCTCCCTTTCTTAGCATATAAAAATACTCAGTGCCATTGTAACGAGTTCTGATATAGACTACATCAGTATACGATAACCCCGATTTAGAGCCAATACCAAAAGCTCCTATAAGATTATTTGTATCTTCTTTGGTAGATTTAAGATAATTACAAAATACATCTCGTACTCTCTCAGGACTTAAACCTACTCCAAAATCTTCAGTAGCCCAATAATGCCCTGTATCATCTTTACTAATAGTAACAATTACAGGATCATCATTAAAATCTGATAGTCTCTCTTTAAGCTCATAAATATAATCATCAGTATAATTATTGTAAATAGAATACTCTTTACGAATATCCTCAACAGAATTTTCTTTAATAAATTTTGCTTCTGCATGAGAATCGAAAGAATTACTCACATACTCTCTGACTACTGCTCCAATAGAATTTTTATAAGGATCTTGTAATAAATCCCATAATTTATCCATATCAGATTCGCTAATTTTAGCATCATAGCCGTCGAAGACCACGTTAGAATCGTAGCCGATTTGCTTGTCTGTTTCTCTTTTCATTAGATTAATTTGTTTAATTCTTTGGTAAAAATTTGTCGTGCTTTTTCTTTACCAACTTCCTTTACTAGATCTGAAAAATCTTTTGTATCATTTATATTAGGAAGTAAAAAATATGGTACATTAAAATATTCACTAAATTGTTCAGATAAATTAATACCTGCATTATCATTATCAAAAAGACAAACTACTTTCTTAAATCTTGATTTATATTCTTCCATAACAGAGTCTTTCATCATAACTGATTCAGATTGTAGACCGATAGACGGGACTCTTAAAACGTCACGAATACTCATAACGTCTTTAAGTGATTTAGTAATAATTAGTAATTCTCCTTTTGAAGGTAATTGACTATATCCTTGATGTACGGAATAATTGGCGTTATTTATCCACTTGAATTTTTTACTAAAAGGCTGATAGATTTTATAAGTGGGAATATTATCTTTAAACTCTGCATAAGCATATGCAAGATCATCTGCTTTATAAGCATCTCCATTAAAGAATACATAACTTATAGGAAATACGTTATATTTTATTAATGTTCGTTTTGTTATGCCAAAACTGGACCAATAAGACTTATCTTTTATTTGCCAATTCCTAATTTTTATTCCCAACTTGACTTGTTCTTTCTGCACTACTTTTTTCATAGTCTGATAGTATTTTTTACCATCAGTAATTTGTAGACTCGTAAGATTAAAATCAAAAGCAATTTTCATTAAGGCCTCATAATAAGTAATATTAAAAAGTTTACATACAAAAATTATAGCATCTCCACAATCTCCTGTAGCATAATCTTTGAACATTAATATTCCTTGTTGATGTTTATGATAATATATACCAAAAGACGGTACATTATCTTCTCTTAATGGGCTATGTAGTCTATCTCCTGATTCTACCTTTTCCCCAATATAAAAAGAATAAATATCTTCTTGAGATATTATATTAAAGATATCTTCTCTAGTAAGGTGTTCGTTAAAAGCAATAGAATTTAAGTCTAATTTCCCCATCCTATAAAATAAAAAATAGAAAGGCCTCTTAATGAGGCCTCTCTACAAATTTAACGATTAATCCCAATCATCGTCATCAGTACTTGAAGAACTTTTTTCTGATACTGAAACAGGAGAATCTTCTTCAAGACGCACCATAGCATCAAGATCGCCTTGTTTTAAGCGACTTTCTTCTTCCAATACAGTCATAGGCTCCATAAAAGGAACCCAAGAACGAGGCTGAATATACTTTTTAGTATATTGAGCAGTCCCATAATTAGCAAATACTCTAAATTTAAGACCAGAAGCCAATCCATCTCGGATAAGCTTCATACAAGTATCTAATAATTCTTTAGGAGTTTTTACCACAGGAATTTGGAACTCTGATCCATAAATAGCATGAATAATATGTTTCAAAATTTTACCTTGCTTTAAGGTTTGCTCTTTCATATTAGCATATTGAGTATCAGCTGTTACATACCAAAAAGAAGTATTACAAGATCCTCCATTAGCATCTGTAAATACTAATTTATAATCAGGAGCTTGTTCTTTGTCATCAGCTTTCTTCTTTTCTATAGAAATAGTCACATTATTAACAATACCTGCTTTACCTCCATTAAAAATTACTGCTGATGTACCAGCATCATAACTGCTGTCATTTAAATTAATCATTGTTTAAAAATTTTAAAAGTGTTTTTATTAATTATACTATTCTTCAATAAATTATGCCCATTCTTCGTCAATTTGTGTATCTTCTTCGTCATCTGAAGAGTCCGCAACAAATACTGGTCCTGGAGAATTAGGAACTTCTTGAACTTCTTCTTCCATTATAGTTTCTAATTCTTCTGCATTATCCTGTGAAGATTCTATTAATACAGATTCAGATTCAATAGAAGATACTTCAAAATAAGGCTGACCTTCTACAGCTGTTAAATGTAAGTGATTCTCTACATCTGTATTAAGGTTTTGAATTTTAGCAATGTATTCGTAAATACGCTTATTACTGATACTACATTGCTTTGTGAGTTGTACTCCATTAGGATCCTCATTAGCGCTTGCCATTACTAAAATGCTATCTCCGCTAAATCCAAAAGTAATGTAAGTCTCTCCTCCTTCTAATCCTAATGCTTCTTGTGCAGCAGTATTAAAAGAGAATTTACGACCTGCTCCTTTTTTTGCCAATGATGACATAGTTACTACAGGTGTGTTAAACTTTTCTACTTTTTTAGTTCTTAATGTGGGTACTCCCCAAATTACTTCTTTGTTCATTTTTTTGTGTTTTTAATTAATTAATTAATTTTTTTATTCAATCTACTTGTTATTGTAATTATTATTTATACTAATAAATTTCCCCATTTTGCAACCATTTCAATAACCTTGTTAGTTTGGAAATTTATTTTTAAAAGTGAAATTACAAACCATAATATTCTCTGATAGCTGTATTAACTAATACTAAATCATTGTCGATTTCTTCACTATCGAACATTTCTAATGGAGTTTTACAAGTATCTGTGCCTGAACTCACAGTTCTGAATAAATGTTTATTAGGTTGTCCAGGAACTTTTTTTATTTCTGTATATAAAACAATAGAGCTAAAGCTTTCAGGAACAAATCTTTCTAATTGTTTTCCCTGTACTGCGATTCTTTCTGAAGCAAATCCAGACTCATCATAATGAGTTTCTGGATGTGCAAAAAGATACACAATTACATCATCTCTAAGTTTTTCATTAATAGTGTTTATCAAGTCATATTGGCCTCCACTCATTTTAGTCCACTTACCGAAACCTTGTTCTGCTCTAAAAGCAGGACTCATTACTGTATCAGTCATAATTCTTGACCAAGTATCCACAATAATAGTTTTGATTTTGGAATTTTTATGACATTCTTTAAGTTTTTGGATTACAGAAGCTATATCAGAAGTCTTGACATAGTTACCGTTCTTTTCATTATACTTCTCTCCAAACTTTTTAAATGGCAAAGGTTTTTGGTCTGTATTGATAATTACTGTCTCTGTTGGATCCAGATTTCTCAAAGACGTAGATTTCCCCATGCCGCTTTTTCCAACGACAAATACTAGTTGTCCCATAATAAATTAATTGTTTTTTGATTGATTTAACCTCTTATTAAAGATACGAAAAAACCTGCATTTATCAGCGTTTTTCCGCGATTATTTCGTGTTTAACATCAACACTTTTTACTTTTCTTTTCTTCCACATTTTACCACGTAAATGTGGATTTTCTTCTTGCACTAAACGAGAAGCTCTTGCTATAGAATCTATATACTTTATCTCTCTGTTTTCCATATCTTTTAAAAAATCTTTAACAGATTTAGAAGTATCATATCCTATACTTTTTAAATATTTAAAATACAGTTTTTCATTCGAGTCCCTGTATTTCGGATTCAAAACGAGCTCTTGTTGTACCCACATTTTTAATTCCGTGATCATACTTTACTACTATTATTTTTAAATTAGTGGTATACCTCTGAATTAGTTTTTCTACAAAATACCAGTCTCCGCCTCCTATACCACAACCTATTTCAGGAAATCCAAAGATTAAACCTTTATTCTTAAAATCTCTATTAAGAGTTTTAAGAACTTTTATTAAAGCAGTATATTCAAAATTAGCCCCTGGTTTAAATTGAGTATATAAATTAAGTATCATTTTACCTTTTTTAAACTCGTACTGATGCCCAGTATAAGTTCCTAATTTCTTGAAATCACCAAATTTTGTAGTTTTATCTGCTTCAAATACTTCAGGATATTTACCAGCTATTTGACCTGCTATTCCTGCTCCCATAGTATGGAAACAATTACAGCCATGTACCATAACATCTATATTTCCTTTTTCATATTCCTCTAGTAGATTCCCTATTATTGTTTTTACTATCATTGTATTTCTCTAAACATTTTTTTAATTCTTTGATTTCTAGATCCCATTCATTAGCATCATAGTCCCAATTATTAGCTACAGCTAAAGACCTCATTCTCTGAGCATAAGATAACTCTGCTTCAAGTAATGCTTTACTCTTCTTTTTTACTTGCATAATATTTCATCACTTTATCTAGTTCTTCAGGCCTTCTGCCACCAAGTTCTTCTGCTGATGGTAATTGATAGTAAGCACCTATTTCACCAATAAATAAAAAACTAGCAAGTAAGTTTCTTTTACCATTACGATTTTTAAGAATCTTTACTAGTCTGTATCTGTCTTTATATTTTGTAATATCAAATCCTAAACAGGTTTGTACTCCATAATAAAAAGGACTAGCTATTGCTATAACGGTATTAGCGTCTTCTGCAGTATTACCAGAATCTTTAATATCACTTAATAAAGGCTGCCAATTATCTTCTTCTCTTCTGTCCATTTGTTCTGATCCTCTATTCATTTGAGAAATTACTACAGGACTAAATCGACACATATTTCTAAAAAATACTAAATGCCTAGAAGCCATATCAATAGCCTCTTTTTTAGTTTTATAATCTTTATAATTAATTAATCCAATATGATCAATAACAATTAAAGTGATAAGAGTTGGATCATTGGGGATATAATCTAAAATATTCCCCTCGGCATCTCTTATCACTTTTCCTCGTTTTTCTGCGTAATTAACCAAATCTCTAAATAAAGATTTTGGACTTAAAGAAGTTTTGAAATAAATGTACTTATCTTGTATAGCTTCTAATTGTTCTTTGTAATTATCAATTAAAGCATCTACTTCAGGAGGTATTTCAGTATTACCAACACTTAGCATTTCGTCTACATCAGTTAATATACCGTGTTCTTCCCAAATTAATTTAGCAATATGTTTTGCAATTTGTTCTTCTGGAGTAAGCTCTAATGAATAATAGATAACTTCAAGTTTATGAATATAATTAGGATGTGCTTCTAAAAAATTAATAGCTCCAAAAACATAAGTAGAGTTAACAAAAGCTGTTTTACCAACAGAGGTACCAGCGAATATAAAATCATATCTTGCCTGTTGTATATTTTTAATATGATTACTAAGAGTAGTAAATCCTCCGAAAGGAATTCCAGTATTTAAACCTTTCTTTCCTCTTTCTATTTGCTCTTTGAGTCTATCCCAATATTTTGCTTTTCCCATAATTTAAATACTTTCTTCATTCCACTCTTTCTGCTCTGTTCCTGATGTATCTATTAAACTTTTCCAAGATTCCCACATAGCATTATTAAGGACTGTCTCCATAGCTGGTAAAAAGGCTAACTTTCCTGTTTGTTTTTGTTTCGCTACAAACACAATAATTGCTTTTTTAGCCTCTTCGTGTTGTTCTTTAGTTTTTACTTTTTTGAGATATTTGGCTTCGTGTTTTTTACCTATAACAGTATCAACATCAGCAGCTCTGAGAACTCTAGAGCCTACTCTAACTGGATAAAGATTATAAAATTCTATAAATCGAATTTCATCTTCTCTGATATTCAAAAGTTTACAGACATTTTTATTACTTAAAATAGTTTGTTTGAATGGCACTCTTTCTTTATTTAAAATAAATTTAGGATTCATTATTTGTATTCTGTTTCTAATAATAACAGCTTCTGATTTTCCAAATACTTTTTCAATACGTTCAAAATCTTTATGATAAAGTAAATAGAGCAAACAATATTCATCAGGAGTTACATTATAGCGAACACAAGCGTTTAAATCTATTTCAATTTTCATCTCTCATATCTTTTATTCTAATACCTAATATATTACCAATAGTGTCGACTGTGTTAATAGAAGCTTCAATACTAGATTCGTCTGGTTCCCAAGAACCATCTTGTAGCATTAATAAATCAGTATAAATAGCATCTAGACAACATTTTAAAGCAGATTCCGTAGCTTTATCTTTAATTACTTTACTCATAATATTTGTTCTTGAATTAATATTTTTTCTACTTCTTTTATCAGATCACTGATAGTTCCATTATTATCAATAATATATTCGAATTCCCAATCATCAAGGCCTGTTTCTGAAGGATGGTTTCCTGTATCTCCCCCTCTGTTCACACGAATAAGAATACCTCCATGATTTATAACAGACTCTGCTTCATTAAGAAATCTAACATCTGTAATTATCCAATTGGGATATTCTATATTAGAAAATCTATCGTCTGGTTTTTGGTCTACATAATCAACCCAAAAAGCATTAGCCCAAACATTTTCATGTAGTCCATTTCTCATAGCATCAGTTCCCAATCTTTGGAAAAATTCTCGAACAGTCATTTGTTTTTTAAAACCATTTTTATCTACATAATTCCAAATTTCAGGAAGATATGATTCTTTGAAATTTCTGTCTTCGAACTTCTCAACGGGTACTCCAAGAATGATAGAAGTTATTTCTTTAAGTTTACCCGCCATTTTTTTAATTTCCCAATCAGACTTGGGAAGAACGAGTTTTCCCATGGCTATATCTACTATTTCAGAATGTACTAAATTTTTCTCCATAAGAGCTTGGATAATTAGGCCCATAGTATCTTTACCTGAGCCTAATTTCCCACTAATTCCTATTACCATAATTTTATTTGTATTGATTAATAAATTCAGATAAAGTCACATTATAAATAGTGGACTTATCAATTCCTTCTAACCTGTTTTTTAACCAACTTTCTTCCTGAGTATCAGGAGAATATAGATTTATAAAGATAGCGATTTTATCTTTTTGATACCTCACTACTCTTCCCAATTGTTGGATAAAAGTTCTTTTAGTTGAGTTACTTCCAGCAATAATTCCGATAGAAGCATCAGGTACATTAAACCCTTCATTTAAAGCTTTCACAGAACTTAAAATTCGAACTTTAGTTCTTTTGTCTTTAAACCTTTTAATGACATTTTCTTGGTCTTTTTTAGTAAGCTTACTATGAAAAGTCATAGAGATATCTCCGAGTTTTTCTTGAAGTTTTTCTGCAAATTCAGTAGTAGCACTAAAAATGAGTCCATTCCTATCAGGAAATAATTCAACTATTTTACTAACAGCTTCTATTTTATTACTATTATTTAAGCAGATTTTTTTTCGAGTCCTCATAGAATTATAGTAAGCAGCAGCTTTACCTGCTTTAACAGAATCCCCAGAACTCATCCATTCTTGAGCTTTTCCTATTCCTCCGTATCCCAACTGAGAAGCAAAATATTTAAAACTATTATCAGATTTTTTATAAGCAACTGCTTCTTCATTTGATAAAGGAATTGCTATATTATAAATCTTATACTCAGAAATCCATTTATTTTTCAGAGCTTCTGCTACAGTAATAACATCAAAAATATCTAAATATTTAAGAATAATCTCATGAAGACCATCTTCTCTTTCTAAAGTAGCAGTTAGTCCTAAAATATATTTATATCCACTTACACTGAATATTTCTTTAAATGTTTCAGCAGCATATCTGTGAATTTCGTCTAGAACTAGGAAATCTACATCTCTTTGGTATTTAATGGCAGTATTAATAACTGTTACAGTAGCAATATTAATTTTATGAAGTTTTAATTCTGATAACCATTGATGCTTTAACTCTATTGTAGGAACAATAACTTCTACAGTTTTTATATTTTTCTTTTTAATCATTCCTTTAATAGCTCGAATTGCTGTGTAAGTCTTACCAAAACCTGTTGGATAACAAGCTATTCCTTGATAATTATAATTTTGCCATTTATTTAATCCTATTTTTTGTCTTTCATTTCTATCCATCTTTTAAATATTGTAATTCAAATAATCTGATCTGCTTTAAGAGCAGTCTTCTAGCAGTATCATCTATTCTTTGTCCTCTAGCACTCGCTATTGTCTTTAATATATCGTAATCTCTTGGAGTAAGTTTTACAGCAATTGCGTATTTTCTTCCTGGATATCCTTTTACTAAAGAGGGTTCTGGAAATACATAAGGAAATTTCTCTTGTACTTCTTTAGTATTTTTTAAAAATGTAGCATCATTATAAATCAAAGCATAATAAGGATTCCTTTTAGCATGATTAATAGTAGATCTGTCTATAGGACCAAAAATAGAAGCAATTATCTCTTCAGTATAGCCAAATTTATAATGCAATAAAGCAATCATATAATCTCTAGGATCTATATATTTTCTTTTCCTGCTCCTCTTTTCTTTACTAAATACATTTTTATAATACCTGATAATATCACCGTCATCATATATTTTTTCTTGCATATTTATTCATATTTACTAATCATATAATCTACAGCAGTATTTTTTAAAGCATTTTTAAATTCTTTTGAAAAGTCCAAATCTTCTATATCACTTCCTTTATAATTGATACTTGAAATATTCCACTCTCCTCCCCTATTAACTGCTTTTACATCAAAAGAATAAGGTTTACTACCGTCTCCTGCTAAATAATAAACTCCATGTAAATCAAACTCAAAATTTTCAGTTCGGCTAATTTCTTCTTCAAGTGATACAGTGTCTAAATAATAATAAATATTTTCTTGATCTTCACTATCATTTAGCAGACCACATTCTAAGATTGCCATATTTTGACAAGTATAGATTTTTTGATTAATTATTACAGTAGATTTAAAATTCTTATCTACTTTTTTTATAATATATCCTTTACTCATAATTTTTAAATAATAAATGAACTAATAATAGAAATATAAAATTTTTAATTTTCTGTAGCATTTTTTCTAAGTTTTACTTTGATTTTAGAATTCTTAAACTCTTTTCTCATTTTTTTAATTAAAAAATGATTTAAATTATTTTCTATTAAAAAATCATGCATTCCTCTTTCAGTTATACCAACTTCTTCAGCAGCTTTTTTAATAGAAGGAGTGAAGCATAAAGCATTAATACATACTTGACGCTTCAACTCCTTTATTGTTTTTATAGTATCAAAATCACCGTTATACTTTAATCCCATAATTTAATTTTAATGTGCCCAATAATCTGTTATACAAGGCTCTGCTTTTAACTTTACAATCTTGCAAAAAACATCTCCTGCTTTTTCCATAGACTCTTTAAGTTTAGAAGCCATTATCCCAGAAAGTTCTTTTGGGCATTCTAAATGTAGTTCATCGTGAACTACATTAGGCATTAATACTTTAAATAAAAGCTTTTGTTCTACTAAAATTCTAAACATATAAATTCCAGCAAGTTTAGTAATATCTGCTGAAGTTCCTTGAATTGGATAATTTAAAGAAGTTCTTTCTATATTACCTTTAATGATGAAAAATTGCCTTACTTTAGGTCCTAATTCATTTTTAAAGAAATCACTATTTAAAGCTTTTTCTTTTTTATAAGTTTCCCAAAAACCAGGAGTATCATAAAGCTCTTTTTGAAGTTTTTTATAAGTTTCAAAATCTTCTACAAAACATTTTCTTTTACTAACATTATTGAATTCTATATACCCCAACTCTAAAGCTTTTTTCTTCTCTTTAGAAAAATGATTAGCTAATCCAGGAAAAGCTTTAAAATAGGCTTGATATACCTTTTCTCCTTCTTCTAAACTAATATTTAGATTTTGTGCAATAGTTATTCCCTGTCCTCCATAATTTCATGTTATCCAATACTTTCGTAAAGGCATGGACTATATCATCATCTCTTTGAGATGTCGGACGCTATTCATGTATTACGTAACAAGATCGTGTTACACCATGTAGTCTCTGAACCTTCCTAATACGCTTATTAGGCTTGGCTGCTGATTGGCATATTTTGTCATACTTATTGATTGTTTTTATAACAAAACTTAGCTTTCCAGCAATTCATCCGATTTTTAACTAACTATCACTAGTTAGTGCCACAAATTGTTCAAACTTTCGTTTTAAATGGATTTTAGAATCTTTATATAAAATAGTAAGAAAGTCTATACATTCTTTTTTGCGTTCTAAACAAATATCAAATGCATTTCCTTTTTTACGAATCACATAATAAATTCCTAACCAATCAAGATAATCACAAATAAAATTTTTAAATTTTTCAGAACCTGTTGTCAACTTACATTCTTTTTTATTTTTTCTTATACTCCCATCTCCATCAAAATACCCACGTATAACATGATTATTTTGAGGAAGATTTGGGTTTAAAATAAGAGATTTTTTGGGAACTATATTATATTTATTTATTAGTTCTTCACACAAATCTCTAGAAAATATGTAAGCTTCATGAATACCGTTTTGTTTTCTTTTATGGTATCTACAACGAGGTCCTATAAATTGTATAAATTTATCTATGATTTCTTTGTCTTTACTAAATAATGAAACTTTATATATTCTGTACTTTTTAGAATATTGAATATTCCCATCAGCACATAAATAACCAAGCCAATATTCAGACTCTTCTTCTCCAATTTTAAAAGGAGATTTAAAAGGTTTTAATCCACTATTACTATTTCCCATAAACATAAGTTTATAGCAAATATACAAAAATTTCTAGGTTTAGTTTATGGCAAAACCTGCTGACTTAGCAATCTGTCTTTTTTTACTATGATTATTTTTAATTTCATCTAAAGAAAGTTCTGCTAATTCAGGATAGATCTTAGAAGCAACAAAACTATGCATATCACCTAAACCGTCTCGATAAAATCTTATGATATCTTTATCTTGAGATTTATTAGCTAAAACAATTTGCTCCTGTCCAGAATAATCTGCTACAATAAGAGTATTCCCCTTATCTGCCACAAAACAATGACGAGTTCTATCATCTGAAGGAACATTCTGCATATTAGGAAGTTGTTTTATCCCTTTTTTAGGAATTCCTTTTTGTCCTGAAGAAAGCCTGCCTGTATTCATAATCTGAGTATAATTAGTATGAATTCTTCCTGTAACAGAATTTATATAAT